CTTGCGAGAAAATGGTATGAACCCAAGTTACACCCGTATGATTAATCAAGAATACGATAACGCAATGAAACGAGAGAATACACCGGCCGCAGAAGATTGACACGGCTGTTGTATTTTTGCTATAATAACCAAAAAGGATTATAATGTTTAAAAAAGTTGCGTGTTTTACAGACATACACTTTGGATTAAAATCGAACTCTAGTACACATAATCAGGACTGCGAAGAATTCGTAGATTGGTTTATTGCTGAGGCTAAAAAGGAAGGATGTGATACTGGCATCTTCCTAGGCGATTGGCATCACAATCGAAACAGTCTTAATATGTTGACTATGCACAGTTCAATCCGCTGTTTAGAAAAACTGGGCAAGGCATTTGATCAGTTTTACTTCTTTCCAGGCAATCACGACTTATACTATAAGGATAAGCGTGATGTACACTCAGTTGACTGGGGCAGACATATTCCAGGAGTAACTGTTATCAGCGAAATTACTACCATAGATGATGTTACACTAGTTCCTTGGTTAGTAGGCGATGAGTGGAAAAAGATGGAAAAGTTAAAAAGTCGTTATGTGTTTGGACACTTTGAACTTCCGTTGTTTATGATGAACGCAATGGTGCAGATGCCGGACCACGGTGAGTTACAGGCCAGCAACTTTAAGAACCCTGAATATGTATTCAGCGGGCACTTTCATAAACGCCAAGCAAAAGAAAATATTGTTTACATTGGTAATGCGTTTCCGCACAACTATGCAGATGCTTGGGACGACGACAGAGGCATGATGATTTTAGAACACGGAAAGAAGCCTGTGTATAAAGTTTGGAACGATGCTCCTAAGTTTAAGACTGTAAAACTGAGTCAACTTATTGACGAATCCGAAACACTAATTCTTCCTAAAACATATCTACGTGTAGGTATTGATATTGATATTAGTTTCGAAGAAGCCAGTTTTATTAAAGAAACATTTATGGCTCAGGAAAATATCAGAGAACTTACATTAATTCCTGAGAAGAAAGACGTAGAAATTAACACTAACCTTGATGTCCAACAGTTTGAAAGTGTAGATCAAATTGTTAGTAATCAAATTGCCAGCATACAAAGCGACACATACGATCCTAAAGTATTACTCGCGATTTATAATAACCTATGATTAGAATAAAAGACTTAACAGTTAAAAATTTCATGAGTGTAGGTAATGCTACACAGGCAGTAGATTTTGGTAAAGAACAACTTACCCTCGTCTTAGGCGAGAACTTGGACCAAGGAGGTGACGATTCCGGCTCTCGAAACGGCACGGGTAAGACCACTATCGTAAATGCACTAAGTTATGGGCTTTACGGACAGGCGTTGACTAACATTAAGAAGGATAATCTTATTAACAAGATTAATTCTAAGAATATGTTAGTTACTGTTGAGTTTGAAAAAGACGGACGTTTATACAGAATCGAACGTGGGCGCAAACCTAACATATTAAAATTCTATGTCGACGAGCAAGAACAAGAAAATGCAGATGTAGATGACGAAGGTCAAGGCGATAGTCGAGAAACACAGAAAGATATTGATGAATTACTAGGCATGAGTCATGATATGTTCAAGCACATTGTTGCATTGAACACTTATACTGAGCCATTTCTTAGTATGCGGGCCAACGACCAGCGTGTAATTATTGAACAATTACTAGGTATTACACTTTTAAGTGAAAAAGCAGAAACTCTCAAAGAGCAAGTACGTATTACTAAAGAAGAAATTACACAGGAAAGTGCTAGAATTGATGCTGTAAAGAAAAGCAATGATAAAATTCAAGAAAGCATCGACAGTTTAAAATTAAAACAAGCGGCTTGGCAACGTAGTAAAGATGCAGACATTAGTAAAATACAAAAAGCCATAGATGAGCTGGCTGGCGTGGATATTGATGCAGAAATTGCACAGCATGAAAAGTTAAAAGTATATGACGAACAAGCGGCTAGAATTAAAAGTCTTAACAAAGAAAAGGCTACCTTAGAAACTGCTGTGATGCAGGCTGATAAAACTGTACGAAAGTATCAGAAAGAAGTAGAACGACTAGAACACAAGACTTGTCCTGCGTGTGAACAAGAACTGCACGATCATAAACATGAAGAAATGATTAAAGCGGCAGAGAAAAATCTCGCTGATGCAGATACATACTTGTCCAAGGTAGCGGGAGATCTCGAGTTGATTATAAAGGAACTTGAGTCTATTGGAGACATCAACGGTCGTCCACAGACTTTCTATGACACACTAAACGAAGCCTATAATCATAGGTCTAATTTAGATAGCCTTGCTGTACAATTAAAAAATAAACAAGAAGAACGCGATACTTACCAAGAGCAGATTACTGAATTAGAGAATACTGCACTTCAAGAAGTAGCGTGGGACTCTGTTAACAGTTTAAATCTAATGAAAGAGCATCAAGAGTTTTTATTAAAACTGTTAACTTCAAAAGATTCGTTTATTCGTAAGAAGATTATAGATCAAAATCTTGCTTACTTGAATAACCGTCTGACTTATTACCTTGATAAGGTGGGTCTACCTCACACCGTTGTATTCCAAAATGACCTAACGGTAGAAATAACCCAACTCGGGCAGGACTTAGATTTTGATAACCTGTCACGAGGAGAAAGGAATCGCTTAATCTTAGGATTGTCGTGGGCGTTCCGCGATGTCTGGGAATCATTATACCAGAACATTAATCTCTTATTCATAGATGAACTTATCGATAGCGGTATGGACGCCAATGGCGTTGAAAACTCTCTGGGTGTTTTGAAGAAAATGGGCAGAGAACGTAATAAGAACATCTATCTAATTTCTCATAGGGATGAATTAGTGGGTCGAGTGAACAACGTGCTCAAGGTAATAAAAGAAAACGGGTTCACAAGTTATGCTAACGACATAGAAGTTTATGACTGACGACATCAAAGACGACACTCACGACCAGTTAGTTAAAGCGTTTATCGAATATTCACGCTGGAACGAACGATTTGAACGTTATGGATACTTTGCATCCAGTCAACAGGCTCGCGAATATCTGCGAGACATACGCGATTTATGCACAAAAAGGCGAATGGAAATACAGGCACAGCGGCGATTAAACAAAAAGGCCAAAACGACACAAGATGATTCAGAGTAACTGGTATATATGTGCATGTCGTGGCACTATCAAAATGTATTAGTTGAAGAAATACCCGAAGGCGTTATAGGCTTTGTTTATCTCATCACTAACAACCAATCTGGACAGAAATATATAGGCAAAAAACTAGCACAGTTTAAGCGTACAAAACCACCACTCAAAGGCAAAAAACTCAAAAGACGTAGCACAGTAGAAAGCGATTGGCGCGAATATTGGGGCTCATCTGAGAGATTACAAGCAGACGTCCACGCACTAGGTCCAGAAAAATTCACAAGAGAAATACTTTATTTTTGCAAATCCAAGGCAGAAATGTCTTATCTAGAGGCAAGAGAGCAGTTCGAACGTAGGGTTTTAGAAACTGACGACTACTATAACGGTATTATTAATGTTAGAGTAGGCGGATCAAATATACTAAGACAGCGTTTATTAGAACAAGCACAGGCAAAATCAAACGGTTAATGGCTAGCGCAGGCTAAATTCGTGCGCTCTATACCTGGACCTCGGGTCGCAGGGACGGAATTCTCTTGCCGTTAAGAGTACTCAGCAACTATCCTTAACAGGACGAGGATCGCAAATTGCCGCGGTTTTGCTGTTTTAAGAAGAAAAGGCTCAAGGAGAGGAGAAAAACCTCACGTAAGCAAGTATGATAGCGTATATTTGTTTACCGCCGTTGTGATAAGACGGAGCTCGTGGTACCGGACAACCGCCACTGTAATGCTCTAACGCTGTGTGACATTGTGCAACTCGGATAATGTTTTTAACTTTGCCCTGTGCGGGCGAAGTGTGACTGAACAATCTGGATAATGCTAAAGTGCTTCGCACTTAATAATGCTCTATAATTAAAATAAAACAAATAGTTCGAGCGAAGCGATGAACAGATGAACGCAGTGAATCTTGAAGTATTAGAAAAAGGGTAATCCTGATTTCTTAGTAGTTTCTAAATTCTCTTTGATAATATTCGATATGATTTCACGATCTTCATAGGATAATGCAAATGCGTCATCTATGGTGATGCTACCTCTCATATACCAGCACAATTTAAACAATTCGGTTCTTATGGACTTTGCTTCTTTATCTAGCCCCTCAACTACTCTTAGTGCGTCTTCGAGTGTTAGGCTGAAGAGCTTTACGCGAAAAAATTTGAAGCGTCTAGTCCTATAGGAGTTTCAAATTCAGCAGGAGCACCTTGAGCTTGCTCTTCTGCTGTAGTTTGAATTTTAAACGACGGCATTTGAAACTTAATGCGTTGTTTTTCCAAGTGATCGATGATTTTAGTATAAAATTCTTTGTCAGCATTATCGATAAACTCTTTAATAAATGCTGGATCACTTACTTCGCCTTCAGGCGTAACAACTTTGACTAATCCATTGGCCACTGATCTCATGGTAATTTCAGTTAATGCTTTAAAACTCTTATTAAATTGAGCAATCTTTTGTTCTTCTGTTAGTTCTTGACTGTTAACAATAGTAAAAATTCGTTGTTCTTCTAAACTTTTTAAAGAACTTTTAGTAAATTCTTCATAGGATAATGGACGTAAAAATGCAGTTAATTCATCATTAATTCGAACTTCTGGATCAAATGTAGCATCTAACAGTTTATCTAACGCTAATCGTAGGTCAGTAGTATACGTTTTTGTTTCTGATATGTTTGGAATAGCAATATCTACATCAATTTGTTCGCCATATGTTGCAATACGAATAGCAATTAATATAGCATCAATATCAATACTAGGAATTGCCCAGGCATTTTTAATATTAGGCATACAACTTTGAATAACATCAACAGTACTTTGACCATTTAACAATGCGTCTGGTGTTTTAATAGAAATTTCATCTCTAGCAGTCATAGCATAAACTGGAAACTCCATATTTTGTGTAGGTTCTAACGTGCCTGGTGGATAAAAATTACCAGAACTAGGCAAACGAACATAGAGCTTCGGTTGTCTAAAGTACTTCTTCAACGGGTTTTGCGGTACTGCTACTTGATTTTCCATGTGTTTTTACTCCAACTAAATAATATACTGCTGTGTCATTATATTTATATACGCAGTTTTTGACGGAAAAATTATGTCAGTAAAAGCCATAGTTCCTGGAGTAGGAACAGTTATTGTAGAAAACGCTGCCGAAGACTCGACTCTTAGACAGATACTTGCGGCAATTAATAAAAGCGGAATACCTGCAGGCGGAAAACCTGGTGCCACGCCCGGCGGTGGCGGTGGCGCAGGAGACAATGATGCTCGGGCTGAGCAAATGCGAAAAGGTGCTGAAACTGAAAAAGAATATAAGGCACGAATGAAACTAGCAGGAGATGCTGTATCTCTTGGTGCAGACTCATTTGCTAAAACATTTTCAAATACTACTCCTACAATTAAAGATTTTTCTGGTGTACTGGCACAAATGCCCGGCGCAAACATCAAGGGCGTTAGCGATGTAGTTCAGCAATTTGGCGGAACATTAGAAGATCAAATACAAATTTTTAGAACACTAAGTGGATCTGGTATTGACTTAGGTGATTCATTGTTACAAGCACAACTATCAGCAGGTGAAGCAAGACTTCCTTTAGAAATTTTTGGAAAAACTGTAAAAGAAAACAGCCAATCGCTGGCTATGGCGTTTGGATCTGCCACTGCTGGTGCTACTAAGTTTGCTGAAACACAAGGCAAGTTTATGGCACAGAGCGGTCAAAAATTTGCCGCGCTTGGATTTAGTATGGATGAACTAGCAACATATAATGCTAGTTACATGGAACAACAACAACGCAACGGTCGCTTGTCAAAGATGAGCACTGATGAAATTGTTGCAGGTCAAGAAAAATATAACGAAGAACTAGACAGACTATCAAAGGCAACAGGATTATCTAGACAACAGATAGATGAAGCCAATAAATCATCTCAACGTGATGCTAGAATGAAATTAGCATTAGGCAAATTAGATGCAGACCAACAGGCGGCAGTTAATGCTAAAATTAAACAGTTAGAACAACTAGATCCAACTGGTAAAATGGCCGCAGGCTTTAAAGATATTATTGCTGGCGGTGGTGTTGCTGTAACTGCTGAAGCAAGACAATTTGCATTGACAATGCAAAGTGCAGGCGTTGATGCTAGTAAAATGGGCCGAGAAATTTTTAACGGATCTAAGTCTGCTGTCGACGATATGAACGCTGGATTTAGTAAAGCCGCCAAAGCCAGCGAAAATATCAGCGAAGGCGAAAGAAGAACAGCCGCCGCAATGGCAACTATGGGTCAAATGACTCCAATGTTAGGTAAAGCAGTATTACAAGGCATGGGCGACTCGCAAAAAGCAGCCGCAATGGCCAAGGAAGAACAAGAAAAACGTCTGGCTGCATCTAAGACAGACCCAACAAGAGCAGTAGCAGGTTTAGATCAGACATTAACTAATGTACAAAATTCATTTAAGAAGTCATTTATTGAAAGTGGCGTACTAGATTTAACCGCAACTGGATTAAAATCGGCGGCAAGTGGTGCAGAAGCAGCCGCTGAAAAATTTGCTAAGTTAGATCCAGCCGCAAGAATTCCAGTATTGTTTGGAGCCGCACTAGGTAAAGAGATTGCAGATGCTCTTATTAAGGCTGGTGTAGGTACTGCAATAGGTTATGCTGGTGCAAAAGCCGCTGGCATGGATTATAAAAAATATGAAGAAATGAAAAAAGGTGGCGGTGAACCTAAAGGTGGTGAACCTAAAACTCCTAAAGGAGAACCAGTTAAGCCAGGAGCAGCCGCAGAAGCCGCAGAAGATGTTGCAAAAGCCGGAAAACTAGAAAAAATTGTTTCCACTATAAAGAATCCATGGGCCTGGGCAATAGCAACAACAGCAGGATTAATCATTTATAAAGATGAAGTTGTTGATTTTCTAACTCCAGACTTTTTAAAGACAAAAACAAATGCGGCCGCTAATGCACAAACGGAAAATACTAAAAATACAGTACCTGGTGCAGAAATACCAAAAGCAAATGCACCAAAACCTCCAGAGACAAATGCTGCCGAACCTGTAGCAAAGTTAAATCAAGAAGTTAATGCACTTAAAACGGCATTAAAGGATGTAGATTATTCAAAATTAATGTTCCCAGAGGCAGTGGGTTCAAGTATCGATGCAGGTGTTATTAAATTAAAAAATCTTAGAGAAGAAATTACTACAACAACTAGTGCATTTAAAGATTTGAATAACACTAATTTAGATCAACTGAATAATAACATTAATAAATTAAGCGAAACCATCAAGAGCTCTATGAAGTCTGAGCAAAAAGAAGGAGCACCTGGAAACGTAAAAGTATCCGATGCGTCCAGCAAAGAGATGGTAGACCTGTTAAATCAGTTAAATATGAATATGAGTCAATTAGTCTCACATCAATCAGACGCTGTGGATTATTTGAGCAAGACAGCCAAATACACTAGACAAACTTCAAATAATAGTGCATAATAGGAATTAATAATGAGTTGGAAAAGACATTTCTCTCCAGTAACAACAGGCAACGTTAGCCCGATATCCGGCGCAGGCGGAAAGCCTGGTCCTGCACGATCCAACTATAGTTCCTATCTTCCAGATGTTTACACTGGTAGTCCAAATCGTGTTGAGCGTTATATGCAGTACGACACCATGGATTGGGACAGCGAAGTTAATGCCGCATTGGACATTCTAGCAGAGTTTTGCACACAGAAAAATAAAGAAAACGGTACACCGTTTACATTACAATTTAGAAATCGTGCTACAAATTCTGAAATTAAAATTTTAAAGGAATACCTACAACAGTGGACTAAGTTACAAAAACTTGATACACGTATGTTCCGTATTGCACGTAACTTGTTCAAATACGGCGACGGATTCTTTGTACGCGATCCAGAAACACAAAAATGGTATTACGTTGATCCGGGTAAAGTTGTAAAGATTATTGTTAACGAAAGCGAAGGCAAGAAGCCAGAACAATACGTTATCCGCGACTTAAACATTAATTTACAGGATTTAGTTGTAACACAGATTAATCCTAATACACAAAATCAACAGCCTGGTGGTGCCGCTTATACACAAGGCGGCAGCGGTGCTCGCGGTATGACAGGATCATATCCTCAGCAGTCAGGAACACGTTTTAGCAAAAGTCAAAATGAATTTGCTATTGATGCTAAACACGTTGTACATCTTAGTCTAAGTGAAGGCTTAGACAACAATTATCCTTTTGGTAATTCGCTGTTAGAATCTGTTTTTAAAGTTTACAAACAGAAAGAATTACTGGAAGATGCTATTATTATCTATCGTATTCAACGTGCTCCAGAGCGTAGAATTTTCTACATTGACGTAGGCAATATGCCTAGTCACTTGGCCATGAGCTTTGTTGAAAGAGTTAAAAATGAGATTCATCAAAGACGTATTCCTAGTAGTACAGGCGGTGGCAGTGCTATTGATAGTGCTTACAATCCGTTGTCTATCAATGAAGACTACTTCTTTCCACAGACAGCAGAAGGTCGTGGAAGTAAAGTTGAAACGCTACCGGGCGGTACTAACCTGGGCGAAATCGACGACTTAAAGTATTTTACTAACAAGTTAATGCGAGCTCTACGTATTCCTAGCAGTTACTTGCCTACAGGCGCAGATGACAGTCAAGCGGCATTTAATGATGGACGTGTAGGTACAGCATACATTCAAGAACTACGTTTTAACAAATATTGCGAGCGTTTACAAACGTTAATGATCAGTACATTTGATACAGAATTTAAATTATTCTTGTATAACAAAGGTGTAAACATTGACTTTAGTTTGTTTGATATTCGTTTCCAAAGTCCACAAAACTTTGCCGCATATCGTCAAGCAGAGTTAGACAATCAACGTATCAGTACTTTTGCACAGGTAGTAGCATTGCCATTTATTGCTAAACGGTTTGCACTAAAACGTTTCTTAGGTATGACAGACGAAGACTTAGCAGAAAACGAACGTCTGTGGAAAGAAGAAAGCGGTATGGCCAAGTCTAACGCAATGGATGCCGCAGGAGAATTGCGTACAGCAGGTGTAAGCCCAACGGGCATTGCCGCAGATGCTAGTGCTATGGCAGGAGAAACACCAGCACCCGAAGGTATGGCACCTGAAGCAGGAGCAGAAGGCGGTGCGCCAGCACCAGGTGCCGCTCCCGCGCCAGCCGCTCCACCAGCATAAATAATAATATGATCCTACGCGAACTATTTTATTTTAATCGTGAAACTGCTGAACTAGAGCAGGACGACAAGTACATGGCTAAACGTGATACTGATGTCCTTAATGGTTTAGAAGACACACGCAAGACTCGTTTAACTCTTGGTCAAATCAACGAGTTACGTAGAGCATCCGACCAACACGTCAAAGAAACTCAAGCAGAGCTAGAATTTATCGCTCGAATGTACGCGGCACCTCCACCAGCCGCTTGATAAATTAATACATGAATCACGCCTTTGTGTTAGGCAATGGTCGTAGCCGTATGGCCATTGAACCTAACAGACTAAAAGCTCTTGGCAAATTATACGGCTGTAACGCATTGTACAGGGACTGTGACCCAGATTATCTAGTGGCAGTAGATGCCAAAATGGTATTGGAAATCACAGATAAAGCAGTACACAGGCGTATCCCAGTATGGACTAACGTCAATACAAAACTTAAAAATATCTACGATTTAAACTTTTTTAACCCGTCAAAAGGCTGGAGTAGTGGGCCTACAGCACTATGGCTGGCCAGTACACACGGCTACGATACAATCTATATTCTAGGCTTTGACTATAAAGGAATCAACGATAAACTAAACAACGTTTACTCGGATACTCCTAACTACAGACGCAGTACAGAACCTGCTACATTTCATGGTAACTGGCAACGTCAAACCGAATCTGTTATTAAAGAATTTACTGATACTAAATACATTAGAATTACTGAACCTGGTGCATTAGAGTTCGGGTGGCAGAAATACAAAAATTATAGTACAATGACTTATGATGAGTTTAAGTCTGTGATATTTTATTAAAATTTCGTATTTTGAACCGGTTTGCACCGGTTTTTTTATATACATAGTAAATACATCGACAGCCTTGCGGGTGAATAACCCCATCACATATATAGGAGAACATAAATGACTGATCGCGCAAAGTTCGAGCAGATGCTTGAATATCTAATTAATGAAGACAAACAAAAAGCCGAAGAATTGTTCCACGAACTAGTGGTAGCAAAATCTCGCGAAATTTACGAAAACTTGTTGGACGATGATCTACAATTTGATCAACCAGCAGAAGAAGCATTTGGTTTAGAAGCTCAAGACGAGCCAGCAGCCGATTTACTAAGCGATATCGATGCCGATGAACCAGAAGATGACATGGACGGTGGCGAAGGTGGCGATGAAGAGCCAGCAACTGTAGGCGACCTAGACCTAATGAAACAAGACATTATCGATGCACTAACCGCAGAATTTGAACAAATGATGGGTGGTGACAAAGGTGAAGAAGGCGGCGACGAATTCCCAGCAGGTGGATCAGAAGAAGGTCCAGAAGCACCTGAAGGCGAAGAAGGCGGCGAAGAAGAAGAAACTAAAGAAGACTACGTTGTAGAATACGTAGAAAAAGTAAGTGCTCCAAAGCACGGTGACAACGGTGCTAACACTAAGTCAATCGTAGCCGGTAAGAACGATATGGGTGGCACAGTTGCTAATATCGCTAAAGGCGGCGAAAGCAACAAAGGTGGTACACAAGGTGGTTTAGCAAATCCATCAACAAAGGATTTGAATTCAGGTAACGTTAATGTGCCTGGTTCAAAAAATGCGACAAAACTTAATGCTCAAAGCAAAGGTCATGGCGCAGAGAAGAAAGGCGCAGGCGAAAGCGGCGCTGATACCAAGAGTATCATTGGTAGCAAAGGTTAATTAGGGTCTAATCTAGATGAGTAATTTCTACTTACGTGAGAACCTAACATTCGACCAAGCCCGAATGGTTGTGGAGTCGGATGGCGACGGAGGCAAAAACCTTTATATGAAGGGTATTTGTATCCAGGGCGGCATTCGTAACGCAAATCAGCGTGTGTATCCTGTGAGCGAAATCGGCAGGGCTGTCAAAACACTAAACGACCAGATCACTGGTGGATATTCAGTTCTTGGCGAAGTAGATCATCCAGACGACTTAAAAATTAACCTAGACCGTGTAAGCCATATGATTACAGAAATGTGGATGGATGGCCCAAATGGTTACGGTAAACTTAAGATTCTTCCAACCCCAATGGGACAATTAGTGAAAACTATGTTGGAAAGTGGTGTTAAGTTAGGAGTTAGTTCGCGCGGATCCGGAAACGTCAAAGAAGACGGATCCGGTGAAGTGTCAGATTTCGAGATTATTACAGTTGATGTAGTAGCTCAACCATCAGCCCCGGGTGCGTATCCAACGCCCATTTATGAGCATCTCATGAATAGTAAGGGCGGATATAAGGCACTAAGAATAGCACAAGAAGTACAAGGCGACGCAAAGGCACAGCAATACTTAAAAGAAAGCCTATTAAAAATAATAGGCGGACTCCAATAACAAGGGAGAATCACAATGTTGGATGCACTTAAATCATTATTTGAAAACAACGTGATTTCCGAAGAAATCAAAGCAGACATCGAGTCTGCTTGGAACGCCAGAATCGCTGAAAACCGCGAACAGGCTACTCAACAACTACGCGAAGAATTCGCGCAAAAATACGAACATGACAAACAAGTAATGGTCGACGCAATCAATAACATGATTGAAGATCGTTTATCTGTCGAAATCCAAGAGTTTACAGAAGATCGCGCACAACTAGCAGAGGCGAAAGCCAAGTATGCTGTTGCTATTCGCGAACACTCAAGTAAACTTAACGAGTTTGTATTGACTTCTCTTGCTAGAGAAATTTCTGAACTTCACGAAGATCAGAAAGTAATGGCTGAGAATTTTAGTAAGTTAGAGCAGTTTGTAGTCGAAGCATTGGCTAAGGAAATTGCAGACTTCTATGATGACAAGAAAGACTTGGCAGAAACCAAAGTTAAACTTGTTAAAGAAGCAAAAGAACAATTTGCTCAACTTAAGAGCAAGTTTGTAAAGACTTCAGCAGAATTAGTTGAATCTGTTGTAAAACAAGGTCTTGAGAAAGAGATTACTCAACTTAAAGAAGATATCGACCAAGCTCGTCAAAACGACTTTGGACGTAAGATTTTTGAAGCATTTACAACTGAGTATCAATCTAGTTTGTTGAACGAGAAATCAGAGACAAGCAAGTTACTCAAAGTAATCGCAGAAAAAGAACAAAAACTCGCAGAAGCACAGAGCATTATTTCTGAAAAGCAACAGTTGGTAGAAAGCAAAGAGCAAGAAGTTGCTCGCGCACAAGAAGCCGCTGAACGTAAAGAAGTAATGAGTGAACTTCTAAATCCTCTAAACAAGGACCAAAAAGACATCATGAGCGAGTTACTAGAAAGTGTGCAAACTGCAAAACTACGTACTAGTTTCGACAAGTACTTACCAGCAGTATTGAGTGGTAGCACACCGGAGAAGAAGAAGGCTCTTGTAGAGGCAAAAGAAATCACAGGCAACAAAGAAACCCATAGCATTAGTAGTGCTAATAGCCAGGCCGATGTAATTGACATCCGTCGCCTTGCTGGATTAAAATAAGGAGAATTTAAATGTCAGAACTACTAGAAAGCCGCTGGCAAGAAACTAAAGAGGCACTATTAGAAGGCCTTCAAGGTACCAAGCGTAGCGTAATGGGAGTTACTTTAGAGAATACTCGTAAGTATCTTTCAGAATCTGCGTCAACTGGTGCTACTTCTGCCGGTAACGTCGCAACCCTTAACCGCGTGATCCTTCCAGTGATCCGTCGTGTTATGCCAACAGTTATTGCCAACGAATTAGTTGGTGTACAACCAATGACTGGTCCAGTTGGTCAAATCCATACTCTACGTGTTCGCTACAGCGATACACTAAGTGGTACATATGGTGCTACCGCTGGTGAAGAGGCTCTAAGCCCATTCAAGATTGCAGAAGGTTATTCTGCAAATAACGGATCTGCTACTACAGCCGCCGCAACTGCCGCATTAGAAGGTGTTGCTGGTAAGCGTATGAGCATCCAAATCTTGAAGCAAACAGTTGAAGCCAAGACTCGTAAATTGTCTGCACGTTGGACATTCGAGGCTGCTCAAGATGCACAAGCCCAACAAGGTATTGACATCGAAGCAGAAATCATGGCTGCTCTTGCTCAAGAAATCACTGCTGAAATCGACCAAGAAGTTCTAGGTTCCCTAGCAACTCTTGCAACATCTAACGGTAACAACCAAGCATTTGACCAGGCAACAGTATCTGGTACAGCAACATTCGTTGGTGACGAACACGCCGCTTTGGCAGTTCTAATCAACCGTGCCGCTAACGTTATCGCACAACGTACACGTCGTGGTGCTGGTAACTGGGCCGTTGTTAGCCCATACGCATTAACAATCCTTCAAAGTGCAACAACTTCTGCGTTCGCAAGAACAACAGAAGGTACTTTCGAAGCACCTACAAACACTAAGTTTGTTGGTACATTGAACAATGCTATGAAGATCTATGTTAACACATACGCATCTGACAGCGCATCAGTATTAGTTGGTTACAAAGGTTCTAGCGAATCTGACGCAGCCGCTTTCTACTGCCCATACGTTCCATTGATGAGCTCTGGCGTTGTATTAGACCCAACATCATTCGAACCAGTCGTGTCTTTCATGACTCGTTATGGATATGTTGAGTTGAACAACACAGCATCATCTCTTGGTAACGCGGCTGATTACTTAGGTACAGTTAGTATCTCTAACGCTACATTCCAGTAATCAACACTTAACAAGTGTAACAAGAAAAGGACTCTTCGGAGTCCTTTTTCTTTTGTGGCTAAATACAATGTCTAAATTATATTCGCATTAGCGAACTTATGCAGAATCCCTCTGCGTAGACCTAAAACGTCAACATAAGGAGAAAACAAATGGGACGTCCATTAAAGAAAGATGTATACGGTACTAAAGTTACTCGTTCATTTACTACATCACAAGCAGGTATTTTAGTTCAAGGTTACTTCGGCGGTTCATTAGCCAGTGACTATCAAATTGTTAAACAACGTGGCAAGAGCACATACGTTGTTTTAAAAACATCCGATGATGCATTTACTGAAGCAGAAAGCATCAGTTCTATTACAGGTACTAACTTAAAAGTTGGTAAACTAGTTTCTGGAACACCAGCAGCCAATGGTGAAATTCGTATTTTAGGTTCTACAACTGGTCAAACTCCTGGTACTACTGCTATTGCTAAATTAACTAAGCGCCTTGCTTATGACTTTAGCGGTAACAAGTACAAGTGGTATTTAGATAACGATTCGTCAGCAGACGTATTAGTATTGATTGCAGTTTAATATAAGGGACTTAGGTCCCTTATTAAGGATTACACATGGCAAGAATAGTTAAAGTACAAGACACCGATTATAAGATATCAGTTAATTCTGGCGGAACAATTACGCTGAATACTGGTGATCAAATTGGTACGGTTCTTGTCACCGGTGATTTAACTGTATTAGGTAATACAACATCCATACAAACAGTCAACGTTGAAATAGAAGATAAAATTATTCTATTAAACAGAGGCGAAAGCGGCGCAGGTATTAGTCCAACAGGACTAGGAGAAGCGGGTATTCAAATATCTCGCGGATCAAGACCTGATGTTTTTTTAGTTTTTGATGAATCAAAAAACTGGTTAGATACACAATCTGGTACAACACGTAGCGGACTGTTTGTTGCTAAAAATGAAACTGATGATTTAATTGGAATACAGACTAATTCCATTACTACTGCTGGATATAATTTAAACTTGTTAGGAACAGGAACGGCTGTAGTTAACGTTACTGGCACAGTAAACTATGAAGAACAAGTTTTAGATTATACAGCACCTGGCCTTCCTCCGATTGATCCAGATATTATTCCTAACATTCAAGCAGTTACAGATTATGTAGGTAGTTACTTTACATTAAATCCGCCTTACAAATTACAAGATAGTGCTAAGATTGGCGGCGTAACAGTATTGTATGATTCTTATTTGGAAATTAGTGACTTTGAAGCAGATGGTGGCCCAAGTAATTTAACATTAACTTTAGATAATGTAATTAATGCCGCTTGGTTTGTAGACAGATTTGAAGTACAGAATTTAAAGTTTTATAATGCTACTATTGAAAGTAGATTAAGTAACGAAGATTTAGTTTTACGCAGTGACGGTACAGGTTGCGTAGGTGTCGATGACCATTTTAAATTATACCTACAAACAGAAGATCCAGGAAGCGTAGCCGATGGTGTAAAACTTTATGCTAAGAATGAAGCCCAAGGTGGCACAGGATTGTTCTTTGTAAACTCAGAGAACAAGCAAGATGAATTAATAAGTAAACGTAAAGCAATCGTTTACAGTATGATATTTTAAGGATAGAACATGGCAATCACAAGCAATTTAGTAACTACACTAGGCAGTGCAATTTATACTGCCCCTGGCACTGTTGGTTCTGATGACAGAGAATATGCTGTGACCTGCATGATGTTTTGCAATTATTCAACATCGGATGTTGTTTTAAATCTTTGGTTATTAGCACCTTTACCGGCTACTATTGCTAACACTACTAAAGTTATTCATAACTTAACAATACCAGCAGGTGAAACATTTACATTTGATACAGAAAAAATTGTACTAGGTTCAGAAGAAAGAATTTGGGCAACAGCAGATGCAAATACACGACTAAGTGTATCTCTAACTTCAATGAGAGTAAGTTAATGAAGTTTTTAAAACGTAATCAATTAAACAGTCGTAATGTAAAAGACAATCGTATTGCGGTTGAAATTACAGACGAAGTTAAGTTAGATACTGAAAACGTATTGTTAATTCCCAACGGACCTACTACTAGTCGTCCTGGCGAATCTGGCACAGTAACTAGTCCAGTCGAAGGACATATTCGTTATAACACAACGGACCAAGAATTTGAAGGACGTCAAGGAACTCCAGCGGCATGGCGCAAATTTAGATTTAAAGAACCAGCACTAATTACACAACAAAATCTAGGTAACGGTGACGCTGCCGAAGTTTATTTTGGCCCGTTGGATTCGGGGTATGCTGATTATCCATATCCAGAACTAACAAACCCACAGAACTTATTCGTATTAATTGAAAACGTTTATCAAATTTCTACAACAAACTACACACTAGTAGATGCGCCCGCAAGTACTATTTCTGTAGCAAAGACAGACGGAAACCCAACATTAATTACTTCAGAAGCCACTGACAGTATGATCGGTGCAACTGTATCTGGATCTGGTGTTTCTGGGACTGTAACAGGTGTAAGTCCTGGCGTAAGTTTAACACTAAACACAAATGCTAGCGGATCTGGAACTGTTAGCGTTACTGTAACAAGAGTTGGACGTTTTGTAGAGTTCACAAGTGCTGTTCCTTACGGTAAACCAGTCACTGTCATTCACGGCTTCGACCGTTAATCTCAACACTTTTAATAATTCAGGATCCAATAAATATTATTGGAGACTAATCACATGCCTGTAGATATTGGCCGAATTTCCGGTGGAATGCTTAAAGACAACCTGTTGCGAGACGGTGTTGATCTTTCCTTTGAAACCGATTTAATATACTTCGATGTTGGCACTAGCCGCTTGGGCATTAAAACTAATTCTCCCAACACAGAATTAGAAGTATTAGGTACAACACGCAGTACCAATACACTATCAACAAATTTTACTAATAACGATATTACTGTAGATTTCTCTAGAATTACTACAGCATTAGGATCGTTAAACATTACCGCAGTTAATCGTGTAGTTGCATCTGCTATATCTACAGACGATATTTTTATTAACAATAATATTATTGCCACTACTAGCAGTATTTTATTAGATCAATTAGACGGTGGTCCAGCCAGCGGCGGACAGGATTTCTTCTTAGACTTAGGACTAGCATCTACAACAACATTTGATGATGTTATCGATTTGGGCGATGCCGCCTTGACAGCAAGTTCATCTAATACTAACTTAGAAATTAGACCAAACGGATCAGGCACGTTAGAAGTTTACAACGAGTTTAATATTACTGGTAATTTACACTCTACCGGCGATATTACCTTAGACGGCACGATTACATTTGGTTCAGATCAAAACGATGCTGTAGATTTTAATGCAGACATAGCCAGTAACATTGTTCCAGATACAGATGCATTTTATAGTTTAGGAACATCATCATCTAATAGATGGAACGGCCTGTACACAAATCTAGTCAACGGGCAACAAGTAACTACTAGCAGTTTATCAACTCCTAGTGGAGTTAACTATGCTCTTCGTCCGGGCAAAACATGGTTTGTTGCTGAAAATGGCGATAACTTAAATCAAGGTAATCACGAAAACGCACCGTATGCTACTATTGAAAAAGCATTAAGCGTGGCCACTGCCGGTGACACAATTAAAATATATCCAGGAACTTATGCAGAACTATTACCATTAGTTGTTCCGGCAGGTGTTGCTGTAAGTGGATTAGAATTAAGAAGCGTTACCATTGTTCCAGACACAGCCAGTCAAAGCGAAGACGTATTTCATTTAAATGGTGAAACCACAGTTAATAACTTAACAATCAAAGACTTTTACTATGACAGTATTAACGACAAAGGTTATGCTTTCCGTTTTGCTCCAAATGCGCAGGTAACTAGTCGCAGTCCTTACATTCAAAATGTATCAGTTATAACACAAGGTACAACAACTACAGCCGATGATCCAAGAGGTTTTGCCAGTGGCGATGCGGGTAAAGGTGCCCTAGTAGACGGTAGTGAAACAAACTACTTAACTAAAGAAGCAAGTATGTTGTTCCATGCTGTGACATTTATCACACCTGGTGTAGATGCATTGACAATGACCAACGGTGTGCGTGTTGAATGGTTAAATTCATTTACATATTTTGCTAATAGAGCTCTATATGCTATACAAGGCACAGGTAGATTAACTGAAGATGGTAGCACACTGGCCTATGGTGCAGAAGTTCGTAGTATTGGTTCAGCAAACGTTTACGGAAATTATGGAGCAGTAGCAGACGGTGCAGATACATTAATGTATCTAATTCAGCACAACTTTGCCTATATAGGTACAGGCAAAGATGCTACTAATGATGACACACTAGTTGTACAAACTAACGAAACAGTAGAATTAAACAGCGGTAGAGTTTACTATCAAAGTCAGGATCACAAAGGTACATTCCGTGTAGGCGATCAATTTTATGTCGATTTTGAAAATGGTACAGTTAGTTTTGACGCCAGCGGATTAGCATCAACAGGTGCAACTGGTTTGACTATTACCACGGGCGCAGACGTAACAACAATTACAAAAGATTTTGTTAATACAGGCAATTTAAAAATAGCAGGAAATACAATTGAATCTTTATTTGGCGAAGTAAACATTTTATCAGCCAGCGGAGAAACTAACCTAACTTTAGATGTTAATGTTGCTAAGAATTTAGATATCACCGGAGATTTTAGTCTAGGTGGACAATTAATTTTAGGTAATCAAACAGTAGATACCGTAACATTCAAACAAACATTAAATCAAAATTTTGAACCAGATGTAACAGAAACCTACAACTTAGGTTCAAGTACAAAAGTATGGCGAGATACTTATACATCAGAAGCAAATATTAACGATATTAGAATTAGAGGAAATGTAATAGAAACTACTGTGTCAAACAGTGACTTAGAACTACGTGCTAATTCTGCAGGAATCGTAAACTTAAAAGATTATGCGGCGTTCGACCAAAATCTTACTGTCAGCGGATTAACTACTGTAAAATCTGTAAATGTTATAGGAACTTTAAATCATACCGGTGCAGTAGTACTCGCTGGTGATAAATCTAACACAGGATTTTTAGACATTAGCGGAACATTAACTGTAGGATCTAGCGCATATTTTGACAATGTTCAGATAGTTAATAATAGAATTTTCACCAGTGATTCAAACAGTGATTTAGAACTAAGCGCACACGCTTCCGGCATTATACAAATTCCAGTAGATAATGTTAGCATTACACGAAGTCTTAGCATTTCTGGTGATTATTACACAACAAATATCACAGCCAGCAATAGATATACTGCTGAAGAATTTTATAATGCAGATATCTTAATCAAAGACAACTACATTTCTACAACTACCAGTAACTCAAATTTAGAATTAAGAGGAAACTCTGCAGGCGGAGTATTTTTAGAAACTACAAAATTTACTGGAAGTACTGTTTCTAATGCAGATGACATTGTACTACAGCCCAACACTGGTAAAAATTTAAAATTTGATACTACTGCGGCATTAATAGTTCCAAAAGGTACCACGGCAAATCGCCCAACATTCCAACAAGGTGATGTTAGATTTAATACCACAACTGGAATTTTTGAAGGCTATGGCGCGGCATTTGGCGGAGTATATTCAGCAGATAGACAAACATCTGTAACTGCTGGTTCTAGTGAAGAAATAAACTTTAAAGCAGATAATATCCTAACAATGGATATTACTTCCACAAGATTACGTACTAACGGATTACTAGTAGACAATACATTATTTGATGTTAACACAGTTACTACAACTAACAATGATCTAACATTTGCACCCAATGGAACCGGACTTAATAGAATTGAAAATATTACCCCAGATGGATCTGATATTAGAAACGAGTTAAATTCTGCAATAACACTTGGATCTACAGGGCTAGGATATATTAAATTTACTGGAACTAATGGTCTAGTAATTCCCTACGGAACTACAGCAGAACAACCTTCATCCCCAGAAGTCGGTGAAACTAGATACAACATTGAAGAAAGTGTTGTTGAAGTGTGGACTGGTACAAAATGGGGTAATGCTGGCGGTGAGGGCGAAACTGTTACGCAACAATATATGGAAGACATTTCCTATCTTTGGAACCTAATACTAGGTTAAAAATACAAACGGCTAAATACTACTGATTACAAGGAACGACCAATTTCTTGTATGATTAAACTGTGGTAAACCAGCAAAGAGCCCGCAAGGGATGAGAACTTGGTTAACCGTGAAACACGGGGTTATCAGGAGTGATATATGGCCGTTGGTCGAATTTCCGGTCCGCTCTTAAAGGCCAACCTTCTACGCCAGGGTGTGGATTTAGCCTTTGAGACTGACCTTGTTTACTTAAAAGTTACTGATCCAGACTCCGCCAACCACAGAGTTGGTATAAAGACTAACGACCCTACACATACTTTACACGTAAATGGTACAACTAGAACTACTAACTTACTAGTAGATACTCTAGCAGAAATTGCAGACATTAGCATTTCTGCTACAACAATTTCCACAACACAAGATGTATTATCCTTGCTACCTAGCGGTGCAAGTCCAGTAGTATATCAAGCAAAATTACGTGTTGACGACATTGACATAGAAAACAATGTTATCAGCACAAACAGCACAAACACCAATCTTGAACTACGTCCAAATGGCACAGGCACAGTAGAAGTATTTGCCGACACTAATGTTTACGGAAATATTCATGCTACTGGAAATATCACAGCAGACGGCAATATTACATTAGGTGATGCCAATACAGATAATATTACTTTTGCCGCAGATGTAGCCAGCAACATTGTTCCAGATCAAGACGATACTTACACATTAGGTGAAAGTGGCAAACGTTGGGCAGACGTATGGACTAACAACTTATTTGCTGATGTAATCGATACTGGTGATTTAGTTGTAGATAACATTAACTTAAACCTACGTCAGGGGAACATTTGGTACGTTGCTGTAAACGGCAGTGACAGTTACAGCGGCACACACCAAAACGATCCGTTCTTAACAATCAAACATGCTCTTAGCCAAGCAACTACAGGCGATACTGTTTATGTGTACCCTGGCGATTACGAAGAAATTTTTCCACTAACAGTACCACAGGGCGTTGCGATTGTTGGTGCTAACCTGCGTTCTGTAACAATTCGTCCTACAGCGGCAACACGTCAACAAGACTGTTTCAAGATGAATGGCGAAACTACCATTCAAGACTTTACAATTACAGGTTTTGAGCACGAGCCAATTGGCAACACTGGACACGCATTTACATTTGCTCCAGGTATGACTGTTAGTACACGCAGTCCTTATGTAAAAAATATTACAGTTTTAACCTTTGGTAGTAGTGTAAGACTGGGTACAGCCACAGCAGATGACCCTCGCGGATATGCCGCAGGTGATGCAGGTCACGGTGCATTCTTAGACGGTAGCATTGTCAATGCAAACAGCATTGAAGCGGCCATGTTATTCCACGCAGTGACATTTATCACACCAGCGGCTGAAACATTAATTGCTACAAACGGTGCAAGAATTGAATGGTTAAACTCGTTTACATACTTTGCTGATAAAGGTATGTATTTGTACAGCAGTAGCGAAGGATTTGCTGGACAGGGTAGAACAGAAGTTAGAGTTACTGGCAACTCCGGTACATTTGCTGTGGGCAACACACTAAGTTACTATGACACAGACGGAGTTACTGTTCTAGGCTCAGGTACAATCGACGAAGTTGGTACAGACGGTAAAATTTATCTAACAGGTAAAGTTACAGGATTAGAAACACAGTCAGAACGTGGCGGTAAAACTATTACAGCCAATGGAGATGCACAACTTAAAACAGCACAGAAAAAATTTGGAACTGCTAGTCTGTATCTAGACGGTACAGGCGATTATGTAACTGTAAACAGTTTAACTGACTTTGTATTCGATGCAGATTTCGCATTAGAAGGTTGGTTCTATCCAACAAACGTAACTGGCACATTTTCATTGTTTACCATCGGTGGTGAAGCAGCCGACAGATACACCACAATGATTGAAAACGGTACACTAAAAGGAAACTTTTACGGAAGCAGTACTGTTACTTTTGGCGGCACAATATCTATTAACACATGGACACACATCGCATTTACACGAAGTGGTTCAACTATCAGAGCATTTGTCAACGGAACTTTATTAGGAACAACTGATACTGTTGCAGGAGATGTAGGCAATAATGGTTCATTTAGAATAGGTTCTGATGGTAGCGGATCTGCAAATTTTGTTGGATATGTAGACGATGTCCGAGTGAGCAAAGGAACTGCTAGACACACTAGTTCGTTTACTGCTCCTTCTTCTGCACTACCAAACGATTCTTACAGCGTATTGTTAGCGCACTTTGACGGCGCAGATACTTCTACAGTTTTTGTAGACGATGTTCTATTGCCACAGGACATTAGAACTAATGCAGGAGGCACAGCCACAGCATTTAGTCTAGTTGATTATTCAGACTTTGGTGCAGAAGTTCGTAGTATTGGATCTGCCGCAGTTTATGGTAACTATGGTATCTATGGCGACGGACTAGGTGTTGTTGCTTACTTAATTGGACAGAACTTAGCCTATATTGGTGTACTACACAGAACAGATAATGATGTAACGTATGTAGTACAGGCTAACGAAGTTGTTGAACTAAACGGTGCAAAGATTTATTATTCCAGCGTCGACCATAAAGGTGACTTTAGAGTTGGCGACTTATTTTATGTTAACCAGGCCTCTGGTACAGTAGAATTTACCACAACAAGTTTTAACATTAGTTCTTTAACTGGTGTAACATTTACTGATGGCGTAAACACAACTTATATTGATGGTACAGAAGTTAGCACTGGTAATATTAAAATCAGTGGCAACACTATTGAAAGCACTACCGGTGTAGTTAACGTTCTAAGTGCCAACGATGAAATTAATCTACAAAATAATGTAAACATTACTGGTAATTTAGATGTTACTGGTAACGTAACAGTTGGCGGAAATATTACACTAGGTGATCAGCCCACTGACACTATTAGCATTGTTGCCGGTATTACCAGCAATATCACTCCAGGCGTAACAGAAACTTATACACTAGGAACTAACGGACTACAGTGGGCAAATTTATACACTGGTAATTTACACGTTGACAGTATTAATATCGACGGCAATGTAATTAAAACCGTTGACTCAAATGCTGACTTAGAATTACGTGCTAACGGCACAGGAAGAATTTATGTACCTAGTGACAATGTTTTAATTAACAACGACCTAACAGTACTAGGAACATCTACATTAGGTAATACAAATATTACCGGAACAGTTACCTACACTGGTAATATTATTCAAACTGGTAACGTAACACAGACTGGTAACTACAGCGTTTCGGGCACATTAACAGTTGGCAGCGATGCACAATTTCAAAATATTAAAATTGCTGGCAACACAATTAAAACAACACTTTCTAACAGTAATTTAGAATTAAGCGCAGCCGGTACAGGCATTATTACAATGCCATATAACAACGTTTCATTGGGACAGAATTTAACTGTCAGCGGAAACGTCAGTTCAACAAACGCATTGGCCAGTAACAGAGTTACAGCAGAAGAATTTTATACAGGTGACATAATTGTCAAAGACAATTACATTGCCACAACAGTATCCAACAGTAATTTAGAACTACGTGCTAATGGCACAGGCTACATTGTTCTAGAAGAATTTAATGTTAACGCAAACGTTATCAGCAGTAATTCTGCCAGCGACATTGTAATCCAACCAGGAACTAATAAACTAGTAAGCATTAATTCAAATCAAAGTTTAATAATTCCTGTGGGTAACACAGCAGAGCGTCCAACAGCACAGTCTGGTATGATTCGTTTCAATAGCCAGATGGGTCGTTATGAAGGCTATGACGGAGTTAACTGGATTAAACTAAGTGGTGTCGGCGACTTGGATGATACAACACGTATCACAGCAGAACTAACACCTGGCGCAAATGATGATACTATTAGATTTTACAACAATAATGTTGTAACAGCAGATTTAACCAGTGCTAGATTACAAGTGCCACGTGTTGAAGTTGACAACATTATTATTGACGGCAATACAATTAGCAGTACAACAAACACAGACATTATTTTTAATGCCACAGGTACAGGCAGTATCAAACTGGCCAACTTTGCTATTAAAGATAATACTATAACAAACACAGTTTCTGGAGCAATAACAACAATTACTCAGTCCGGAACTGGATATTTTAAAATTGCAGGTACAAATGGTTTCGTAGTTCCAACAGGTATTAGCTCAGAACGTCCAGCATACGCTGTAGTCGGTATGACACGTTACAACTCAGAACTAAAACAGTTAGAAATTTTTAATGGAACTACTTGGGACTCTGCCGCAGGTGCTGGTGGTGGTATTAATGCGGCCACTGCTGAAGATATTGCAATCACCTACGCACTGATATTAGGATAAGAACATGGCAAACTTTTTTAAGAACAAAGTAGTTAACGAAATAGGAACAACTCCTATACAAGTTTTAGAATTTGGACCAAGTACCAGAGGTACAGTCATTGGTTTAAGTCTGGCAAATTTAACAGGCAGTAATATTTTAGCCAGTATTACCGTTACAGACGATGCTAGTACTGTAGGTTATTTTATTAAAGATATTATTATAGCACCAAATTCAAGTTTACGTGTTGTTAACGGTGGCGAAAAATTAATTTTAGCACCAAATAACGCAATTCATATTTCTGCTAGCCAAGAAGCGGCATTAGACTGCATCATGAGTTATGTTGAAATATCATAAGGAATAGATAATGACATACTATATTGGAACACAACCATCAGACCTAGCAGGTGACCTTAGCATACGTTTTTTCTACGGGCTAAGAAGAGATGACAACGGAATGCTTTATTTTATTAAAGTTGACGGTTTAAAAGATGAAGACGATATTACTATCAACAATCCAGGTTTAACAGAAAACGACTTTACGGATTTTCAATACGGTGTTGATTTCTTTGAAGGTAGATTAGAACTCGACCATAGTCGTCCTTACTCAAATTTAGAGTGGGATCAGTATAGATGGGACAGCAGAAGTATGTTTTACTATATCAACGACAACGGCGAATTTGTTGTACGTCTAAACAAAGAATATGTTTATCCAGTCGATTCTATAGTGTGATAAGTACATGAGTTTAATGATAATTTAAGGATTAAAAATGGCGGCAGAATTTAAAATTGGTAGATTAAGATATACCTGGAAAGGACAATGGAACGATGGCGTGTTCTACAACAGAGACGCTGTATCTCAATACGAAGGTAAAACTTACGTATGTAAAGAGCCGCACACATCCTCTAGTAATTTCTACGACGACTTATATTATGTAACAGGCGGTGGCGCAAGCACTCCTCGCTGGGAACTAATGATTGATGGTCGAGCATGGAGAGAAGAATGGACACCGAGCACATTTTATTCAATCGGCAATATCATTAGATTTGGTGGTGTTGTTTATATTTGTACCGAGGCACATACCAGTGGATTAACAACCATTGACCTAACCAAATGGGACACATACGCACAGTTCGATAACTGGAATACTGCTTGGGCTATTTCTACTGTCTATGGTTTTGGAGATATTGTAAAATATGGCGGTATAGTTTATCGTTGCGTTGAAGATCATACATCTGCTGACAATATTACAGACGGCCGCGAAGCAGACAACTACAAATGGGAAGTAGTAAACAATGGTATCGAATACAAAGGTGCTTGGACTGCATCGACAAGATATAAATTAAACGACCTTGTTAAACTAGGAGCAGATGTTTATATTTGTACAGAAGGACATACTTCTACTACTACATTTGATACAACTACATTTAATGTTTGGCTACCAGGTACACAATTTGAAAATGGCTGGACCAGTTCAGCATTGTATCAAAAAGGCGACATTGTTATCTATGGCGGTTACACTTACGTAAGTTTAATCAACAATAACTTAAATATCATTCCTTCAGTTAATGCTGAAGACTCGTCATCTGCTTGGGAACTAATAACCCAAGGTTATAGAATGATGAACGAGTGGAGTTCGGGTGCTCAATATAGAGTCGGTGATGTTGTACGCAGAGGCGGACAATTATTCACAGCCGTGATAGATAGCGCAGGCCAAGATCCAACAAGTTATGCAGTAACTGGTTCTTATGTGGACACAGGAAGTTCTGGAACAACTTTAAAAGTAGTTTCAACGGCTGGCATTACAAAGGGCATGGTTTTAGTTAACCCATCATTTACGCAAGGCCAGACTGTGGTATCTGTAAATGACAGTACAACATTGATTATCAGCGAAGTTCCTAACGGTTCATTGACCAATGGGGACAATATTGACTTTGTAGGTGTCAATTATCTTAAATGGAAGTTGGTTGTTCCATCAGTTAGATGGACTAATTTCTGGACTAACACCACAAATTATATTATCGGCGACTTAGTAATCTGGGAAAACTGCACATATCGTTGTATTAGAAATCATACATCTAGTTCGTTCTTTAGACCTGACCTAGATGTTGCTAACGCATTCTGGGTAGTATATGTAGTTCATGCAAAAGAAAACGCAGGTAATACTCAAGGCGACATTGTTACATTTGACGGAACATCAACTGTTGCTGTTCCAATTATTCCACAAGGCGGTGCTGCCGGAGATACAGAAGATTATCACTTCCACATTTCTAACGGACAACCAAACTGGAAAAAAATGTTTGTTATTCCAGATCTGTACTACGTATCTAACGACGGTGTAGACGATGCAGATCACGGTCAGACATGGGATAAACCTTGGAAAACTATTGCGTATGCTTGTCAACAAGTTGAGAACGGATTTTATTTCCAGAATGCCAATACATTATTAACTGAGAACAAAGATTTCTTAGTTGAAGAAATGTATCAGTGGATGCTATATCAAAAAGCAAATAGTAATTCTCCATTTAGCCCAACATCGGAATTCCAAGAATACTCGACTAGACGAGATGCAGAATTAATTATTGACGCACTTTCTTATGACATTACTAGAGCTAGTAATAGTAGAACAGTAATTGCTACTAAGGCATTCTTTGCTGAAGGTAGCACTACTACTTTCTTTAACACAGAAACAGATGCGGCACAGCCATATATTGTTGCCGCACTTGAACGACTATTAGTTTTGATTGGTTATGTCTATCAAAACTCTAACCCAGATGTTAACTATCAAGTTGAAAATATTGTTTGGGACGCTACAGAAACTTATGTCACTAACGACATTGTCTATTGGAACGAAATATTTTATAAGAGTTTAATTGATGGCAATATCGATAACAATCCAGAAACCGTTGGAAATCAAAATTGGGAAGTAATAGCAGACCCGACAGTACAACAGTATATCAACAATGGATTAACTTTAGAGTCTGGTGCGTATCTTGAAATTACCAGCCTGATGAACATTGTAATCGATGCAATACAAAATGCCAGCACAGAAAATGTTCCTTTAATTAATCAAGGTCAGACAACTTCTATCATGATTAAAACAGGAACATATTCTGAAGAACTACCGATCATAGTTGCAGATAATACTGCTCTAATCGGTGACGAACTTCGTGGAACTGTGGTACAACCTAAAGTAACTGTTTATACATCAACTTCTAGCTCAAGTAGCTCAACTAATAGATTTACACTGAGATCTATTAAAAATGTCACAGTTAATATGCCTATTCAATTTTCTGCGGCAACAACAAATGATGATTTTGGTGGAGTTACTCTAGGACAAACATATTATGTTAAAGAAATAGTAGGCAGTCAAATTACTATTTCAGAAACAGTAGGAGGTTCAGTAGTTGCACTAACAACTGGCACAGGATTTATGACAGTGTATGCTGGAGACTGTTTGAAAGATATGTTCTATGTACGTAATGCTACAGGCATTCGTAACATGACATTAACAGGTCTAGCAGGATCTTTAACAAGTCCAAACGGCTTTGGCACACGCAGACCAACGGGTGGTGCCTATGTAAGTCTAGATCCAGGTAATGGTCCTGACGATACTAGAACTTGGATTATTCGTCGAAGCCCTTACATTCAAAACGTTACCAACTTTGGTGTCGGTTGCACCGGATTAAAAATCGATGGAACACTACACAACGGCGGCAATCGTTCAATAACTTGTAATGACTTTACACAAATCATCAGTGATGGTATTGGTGTATGGTGTACTGGTTCTAATTCATTAACTGAGTGCGTGTCAGTATTCGGTTACTACAATTATGCTGGATATTTTGCCGAAGACGGCGGTAGAATCCGTGCTACCAACGGTAACAGCTCATATGGTACATATGGTGTTATTGCTGAAGGTTACGATAATACAGAAGTTCCTATCTCAGGAAAAATTGACAACAGATCTAGCCAAGTACAGGCCAGTGTACAAAGTGCATTTGGTACTAATGCTGAATTATTAGCAATACAATTTAGTAATGCTGGCTCTAACTACGTTGCAGACACAACAAACTTATTACAATACAGTAATAAATTTTCAACTAGTCCATGGACTACAGACGGTAATGTTACTATTCAGAAGAATACAACATCTCCATTTGGACAATCAGATGCATGGACACTGACAGGTGCAACATCTGGTAGCGATTCAAGTTATATCTATCAAAATATTTCTGTATTACCTCCTGGTAAAGTTTACACAGCAGTAGAAACAGTTAATGTGACTGGTTCAGGTAATAGTGCTACATTCGATATTACTGTGGGTGCTACAGGTTACTCAGCAGTAGTCAATGCTGGAGGTAGCGGCTACGTTACTGGTAACGAATTAAGAATTCCAGGTAGCTCGTTGGGCGGCGAAGACGGAACAAATGATTGCTTCTTAACTGTAGCAACTCTATCGGGAAGTTCTATTTTATCCGCCACTGTTTCAGGAGTTGTTCCAACAAACAGCGATTTAAATTACACATTTAGCATCTACGCAAAACAAGGATCATCTGCAACATTTGACATCGCCGCAATATACAGTGGTTCATCAACAGTATATTCTTATTTAGAATTTACATTTAGCACTAAAGGTCTTGCAGTATCTACAGCATCTGGCGGCGCAGTTCCAGTTTCATACGGTAAACTAGAGTTAACTGAAGGTTGGTATAGAATATGGATGACTGTGTACGACAATGTTGGATTGAATAATAATCTTCAATTTAGAATTTATCCAAGAGGTCGAGCAGGTCTAAGCGGAAATACACGCTTCTACGGAGCACAAGTTCAGATTAATTCTGATCCTACGTTCTACCTTGAGACAGAGAATGATCAATATACTGCCTATGCAAATTATTCTATAGTAGGTGCAGGTACTAATGCTCGCTTAATTGGAGACGAAATTAGATCCAACGCAGTATTCCAGGCACGTATTACAGATACAGGTAGTGCAGTTGGCGGAAGAAATTACTTAGTGTCATCTAATAATGCTCAAGCAGGAGACGAAGAAACTATTACTTTAGCAGGATCAGATACAAAAACTGCAAGTAACTACATTGGTATGAGAGTGTTCCTTAACAGCGGAACAGGAGCAGGACAATACGGATATATTTCGTCATATGACGAGGGCACTAAAGTAGCACAGATTCTTAAAGAATCTTTTGAACCGTTGAACATTATTTCTACAAATAACAGTACAGGAATACTTACTTTAGACGGAGACTATACCACAGATACATTGTATTTGAATCAACCAGTACAATTTATTCCTACATATTACAGTACCACTGTAACTAATACTTCTGTTGATTTCGTCAACGTTGTTGAAACAATTGGCGGATCAACTAATACGTTAACGTTGGCTAGTACTGCAAAATTAAGTGTTAATATGCAAGTTAAGTTTGGCGGCGCAGTTTTTGGCGGCGTTACCGACTCTTACACTTATTACATTAAAGAAATTATCGATGGTACGACAATAACTATCAGTACTGAACCTTTTGGAACAGCATGGCTGTTAAATTCTGACACAGGTGCAATGACTATGTCGTTCCCAGGTTATAACAGTTATGTATTAGGTCAAACTAATGATATGAAAATTAACATGCCTGTTCAGTTTACTGGAACCTCAATAGGAGACATTGCAGTAGGTACAACATATTATGTTAATGATGTTATTTCAGCATCCAAATTTACAATATCGACAACATTAGTAAGTATAACTGCCACAGCAACTACTGCGGCTACAAATTACATTACAACATCTTCAACAGCATCGCTAGTGCCATTAAATCCAATAGAATTTACAGGCGTTGTGTTTGGAGGAATTGTTGCTGGAACAAAGTATTATGTTAATAAGATTGTTAACTCTTCAACATTTACAGTTACAGATACAGTTATTTCTGTAACTGTAACAGAAACAGAAACTTTAACAAACTTAATTACTGTTGACTCAACAGCAGGATTTGTTGCAAACAATCCAATTAAGTTTACAGGAAATACATTTGGCGGTATTGTCAACGAAACAACATATTATATTCTAGCCGTTAATGATGCAACAACATTTACAATTAGTTCTTCTCCTGGAGGTAGTGCGCTAAACCTTTCAACTGCTACCGGAGAAGTATTGGGTAAAACAACAGCGGCAGCATTTACATTGTCTACAGCATCAGGATCGATGACAGGAACAACTACAAATGCAAAATCGACACTAACCATTGGTTACGGTTCGATGAACGGTACATATTCGACTAATTTGTTTGGAGATGTATCTGCTGGAACAACATATTATGTCAAGACGATCGATAGTACTTCAACATTTACAGTCAGCGGTACACCTGGCGGCACTGCAAGTACATTAAAAACAGATACCGGATCTATGAACATTGCGGCAGTAGGTTGGGATCATATGAATCCAGGAACTACTATAGAAGCGTTATTAGATAATTCAACCGTTTACTATGTTGAACCAAGAGTTACAATATCTGCTCCTAGTTTGACACAAACAGCATCGACAACTAATACATTGGCTCCGGGCACTAGTTGGATAGGATTAGCCTATGGCGATGGCACATTTATTGCTCTACCAAGTGGTAATGCTATTGCTGGAAAATCGACAGACGGTGGCGCAACCTGGGACGCAATACCTTTGCCAAGTCCAAAAACTTGGACAGATATTGCCTACGGTAACAATCGCTGGGTTGTAATTTCCAGCGGTGGCGCCCTTGGAGATCCAGGTTCAGTTGCACTATATTCTATTAACAACGGAGAAGGTTGGAGAACAACTACATTGCCTTCGTTGACTACTTGGAGTAAAGTTGCGTACGGCAACGGAAAATTTGTCGCTATAGCCGCTGAAACTACTAGCTCTGCATACAGTTCAAACTATGGCGGTACATGGTCTAGCGGTACAGGACTAGTTGCAAGAAGTTGGACTGGACTAACGTTTGGTAACGGAAAATTTGTTGCAGTATCCGATGGAACTACCTATACAGGTGTTACATCGTCTACTACTTCAGGCGGTGGATCTGGGGCAACATTTAATGTAACCGCTAGAAGCAGTGGCTATACAGTAACAGTTAATAGTGGTGGTTCTAGTTATACAACATCTAGTATAGTTAGTGTTTTAGGTACAGCAGTTGGCGGAGCAACCACAGCAAACGATATTACAATTACTGTAACAGGCGTAGCGGCTATTGGCGGCGCTATTACATCATTTACTGTTTCAGGAACTGCTAGTTCAACAGTAAGTACTACTGCATCTTACAGTTCAAACGGAACAAGTTGGTCATCAGCAACATTACCTAGCTCTACAACATGGAGCGACGTTGCTTATGGTAATGGCTTGTTTGTTGCAGTTTCTAGCAGTAGTGCTAAACCTGCTTACAGTAGAGATGGTATAACATGGACACAATCTCCATATACTATCTCAGGTGTAAACAAAATTGAATATGGTCAGGGTGTATTTTTAGCTCTATCTAGCACTGCTGGAGTTGCATATACATCAGAAGACGGCTACGCATGGACAGAACGCACAGTATCGGATGACGGATATGGTGCTATTAAATTTGCGTTTGTAGGCACAAACAACGACCAAGGAAAATTTGTTACAGTGGCGGCTCAAACTGTTGGTAGTATTATTGAAACAGGTTGCAGAACTAAAGGTCGTGCAGTTATTACTTCAGGAACTATTACATCTATTAGTTTATGGGAGCCAGGGTCAGGTTATACCAGTACTCCATTATTAACTTTTAGAGATCCAAACGTTACTGTGTCTGCAACTACTTCATTAAGAATTAGCAACGGTACACTAGGAAATCCAACTTTTGTAAACAGAGGACAAGATTATAATACTAACTCTACAATTATTACAATTAATGGCAGTGGCTATGCTGATACATTCCAAACCGGATTAACATTAATAGTTAAGAATTTATCTAAACTACCTGCTCCTGGTGATAACTTGGTTATTTCAGGAAACAGTAAAATTTATAAAGTAACAAATGCTACCCCTGTGTATGGAACAACAGCACCAAATATTGAAGCAAATATTGAAATTTCTCCAGATATGACCGTGGAATTAAGTCCAGCACACGAAGCAAATATTATTATTAGAACAAAATACAGCCAGGCAAGATTAACAGGACACGATTTCTTAAATGTGGGCTACGGAAACGCTATTCAAAGTAACTATCCTAACCTACCAGAAGATACAGTTCTTGCTCCACAGGATCAGGCAGTTGAAGTTAACTTTGGTCGTGTGTTCTATACTAGTACTGACCAAGACGGTAACTTTAAAGTTGGTGATTTGTTTGGTGTTGAACAAGCAACTGGTATTGTTACTTTAAGTGCTACACAATTCGGACTAACAGGTCTAGAAACACTATCACTGGGCGGTATTGCAGTTGGTGGATCAAGTGTGGTTATTAGACAGTTTAGCACAGACGAAACATTTATTGCTAACAGTAATAATATTATTCCAACACAGAGAGCAATTAAGGCATACTTAACTGGACGTTTGAGTCAAGGTGGTGCTAATACATTTACTGGACAGTTGATTGCTGGTACAGTTTTAGTAGGTGGCGCAGACAGAATTGCCAGCACTATTCCGGAAGGCTTAACAGGCGCAGTGGTTAATATGCCAACAAAGGTAACAGTTGACGGACAATTTGGCGGGTGGGACGGTGACGGTATGGCGTATTCTTACTTTGTTAACACATGGAACCGCCCAGGAGCAATATAAAATCCCATTTTTTGGGTTTAGATAAATACTATCAGAGGATGATATAAAATGGCAGAATTTAGATTAGGTAGAATTAAATTTGTTTGGAAAGGTGATTGGACACCAAGTACTTCTTACGTAGTTGACGACGTAGTCAACATCGGTGGTAAGAGTTATATTTGTGTTATAAATCATACTTCAGCAAGTTTATTTGTCACTGATAGTGACGCAAATCCACCAAAATGGAATCTAGTCAGTGACGGTACTAGTTGGCAGGGCGACTGGGACGTTTCTACTTATTATAATAAAGGCGACCAAGTTAAGTACGGCGGCTTAGTTTATATTTGTTTAACTTCTCATACATCTGCGGCAACCACAACACTGGGCTTAGAAGCAGATCAAAGCAAGTGGGAAGCATTTGCAGAATCGTTTTACTGGACAGGCGAGTGGGCAACCTCGACTCGTTACCGCGTATATGACTTTGTTTCGTATGGCGGTATTACATATATTTGTAATACAGCACACACATCTGCTGCCACAGCATCATTAGGTCTCGAAGCAGACCAAAGTAAGTGGACTGTATTCAACAGTGGCTTAGAATATCTAGGTGTATGGAATTCTTCTGTACGCTACAAAATTAATGATATCGTTAAGTACGGCGCCAACACTTGGATCTGTACAACACAACACACTTCCAGCACAACTTTTGATGATACTAAGTGGGGAGTATTTGTTGAAGGTCTTCAATTTGAAGATTCTTGGAGTTCTTCTACAGTCTACCAAGAAGGCGATGTGGTAACATATGGTGGTTATTCATATATTGCCACACAAAATCATACAAATCAAAATCCAAGTACAGCGACAGCATACTGGGACGTCTATACTACTGGATTTAATTTTAACGGTGATTGGGTTTCGTCTACTGCTTATAAAGTAGGCGATGTTGTAAGATTAGGAAGTTATACTTACCTGGCAATAGCAGACAACACAAATCAAGAGCCACCAAATTTAACTTATTGGAACAGATTAAACACAGGTATTAAGTGGACCAATGTGTCAACAACATATACTGGAGTATCTGGAACATCAGTTAGCCCAAGCATTGGCTCGGCCGCAACTTTCGATATTACACGTACAGGAACTGTTTATACAGTTGTTAAAAACAACACAGGAACAAATTATTCAGACGGAGATCAAATTGTTATCTCTGGTACAAGCGTCGGTGGTATTAGCCCAGCCAACGATTTAACATTGACAGTAGACGGAGTAACTGCTGGCGCAATTGATAATATTATTATTGAAAGCGGTTATTCTGTAACATGGACAGTGAATCATGATTATGTACAAGGCGATGCAGTATTCTTTGGTGCAAACAGTTATATCTGTGTATTAGAGCATACAGCAAGTTTATTAAACAGACCAGATGCAGACACAACCGCAACATATTGGAATTTATTGGCTGCTGGTAGTGAATCAGCAGTTCTAACCACAGCAGGCGACACATATTACTACGGTACAACAGGACCAACAAGACTGCCAGTGGGCACAGAAGGTCAAATATTGCGTGTTAGCGGTGGCTATCCTACATGGGCGTACTACGGTGTTATTAATAACCTAGTATATGTTGCTCCACTGGGAACAGATAGTCTTGAAGATGGCCAAGGTCTTACAATTGATAAGCCTTGGAAGACTGTGCGTTATGCTTGTGAACAAATTGAAAAAGGTTACAGAAATAGACAAGCAACAGAATTGTTGGCAAAGAACAAACAATTCATTATGAAAGAAGTTAGTAACTGGGTTACTAACACATATTCTGTAGCAATTACAGCAAGTTCTGCGGCAACTAATGAATTTACAGCAGACGACACAACAAACTTAACAGCAAATATGCCTATTGAGTTCTCAGGAACAGTTGGCGGTGTAACTGCTGGAACAAAATATTTTGTTAAAACAGTTGTAGACGGCTCACACTTTACAATTAGTTCTACACAAGGTGGTACAGTTTCTACACTAACAACACAAACAGCATCAATGACTGGATCATTATCCTACGATTATGATTTCTGCCAACGCGATGTTGGCCTGTTAGTAGACGCACTAATTTATGATATCGGCCACGGTGGTAATGAAGAAGCAACTAAAGCAGCCAAGGCCTATTATACCACTGCTGGTAGTGCATATATTAACAGCAACTTTGGACAACAGATTACTCAAACTGTTGCCGCATACAATTACATGAAAGATTTAGTGGAAGATGTTTTAAACAACAACCCACCAGAAATTAATTATCAATTGGCTAACGGTGTTGCTTTAAACACAGCAGTAGCTCAGATTATTGACAGTACATTAACTGCGGAAGCAGACACAGTAACTACAGCACAATCATTATTGACTATTGTTACTGACGGTATCCTAGCAGGAACATCCACAGCAATTCCAGCGGCAGTATTTTCAAACACAACAATCAGCGTTAAGACTGGTACATTCTACGAAGTGTTGCCAATCGTTCTTCCAAAGAATACCGCAGTTGTTGGTGATGAACTACGTTCAACTGTTATCAGTCCTAAGCCTGCTATTGCAAATTTAGTTAATGACAAGCCAAAAACTATTTCTGCACTAGAAAGAATTAAGGCAGTTGCACCAAACTTAGTAGCAAACAACTCTATTGTGCCAACAGAAGGCAACACAGCAACACAAGAGTTTATGTTTAATGTCACAGAAACTATTGCATTAGATTCTGTAACAACTAATATTGCATCAATCAAAGCAATTTTAGAAAACGGCCTAAGTTCTGTTCCAGCATTTGTATACCCAACACCAACTGGTGGAACAGGTAATGCTTATGATGCAGATTATTACAATGCCGCAAGATTAATTCTTGCTAACAAATCATTTATTCAGTCTGAAGTTAGTGCATGGATTAATGCACAGATTTCTGGAAACATCTCTCCATTCGTTGGATTTACATACGGCGGCGCAGGACAAACAGCCTGCGAACGAGATGTTGGTTATATTGTAGACGCATTGGTATATGACTTAACCTACGGTGGCAATTTAGCAACACAGGTAGCCGCACGTTCTTACTACAGCAAGGGCATTTTTGTTGAAACAGGCGAAAAAGATCAAGCATTGGCTGTTCAAACAAGAATTAAATCGTTTATCGACAATATTGCTGTAGGTAATACAGCAGGATGGACAAAAACAACTTCATCTTCACAGGTAACTTCTGGAACACCAGGCGGTGCAGCCGCAGGAACATTTGCACAAGCACGTATCCAAGAAATGTACGACACAATCAATACAGGCACAGAGCCAACAACTATTGCTCCAAGCACAAGTTGGGTTCGTCCAAGATTGTTAACAGCATTTAACGCTATTGTTGCAGATAAAACAAATATTCAAATAGGTGCTATTGCTTGGATTAATGCAAATTATCCAACATTAGATTACGACCAAGCATTATGTTCACGTGATGTTGGCTATATGGTTGATGCACTAGCATACGATGTTATGTTTGGCAGTAACTTTATGTCTGCAAAAGCAGGTATGGCATATCAACGAGGCCTTGCATCAACCGGAGTTGTTTTAGCAGATCAATTACCACAGACTTTAGGTACTGTAGATTTTGTTAAGAATGCAGTATTAAAAGCCAGCGCAGGTACAGATACAATTACATCAAATATTGGTGTAATGACAGACATTCTGTCAACAGGACTAACCGCAGTTCCTACCTTTGACCTACCAACACCAACTGGTGGTAGTAGCAACGCTTATACTTCTGGATACTTCCATGCCGCAAGATTAATTCTTGCTAACAAAGCATTCTTAAAAGCAGAAGTTACAGCATGGATTAATGTACAAATTGCAGGTTCTGTCTCTCCGTTCAGCGGATTTATCTACGATGCAACAACTTGCGAACGTGACGTTGGCTACATTGTAGACGCACTAACTTTTGACTTAACATATGGTGGCAACCTAGCAACACAAATTGCCGCACGTTCTTACTATAGCAACGGTGTGTTAGTTGAAGTAGGTGAAAAATCTCAAGCATTGGCACTATGGGCTTATGTAAAAACTATTATCGATGATATTGCAAAAGGTCTTGCAATTACACCTAGCTCAGGAAACGTTGTAAGTCAAGTAACTAGCGGCACAGCCGGTAGTGCTGGCGCCGCAACAGATGCACAAACACGTATTCAAGAATTGTACGACACAATCAATACAGGAACAGAGCCAACAACAGTTGCTCCAGATATTACTTGGGTAGCAAGTGATCTTACAACTAAGAATACTAATATTCAAGCGGCAAAAACAAGAATTAAATCAGCCGCAATCAACTGGATCAATGCAACATATCCAGATTTAATCTATACAGCATCTACATGCTCACGAGATGTGGGTTATATTATTGATGCATTATGCTACGACCTAATGTTTGGTAGTAACTTCCTAAGTTCATGGAACGCAATGAGCTATTACAGAGGAATTACATCAACACAGACAGTAATTGCACAACAGTTATTGCCAACAATAGGTGTAATCGGCTTTATTGGAGCATCAGTAAAAGAAATTACTACTGGTGTTACAGGTTCAGTGGGTAATTCCGTAGCAATTGATAGAATTGAACTAAGTGCTAACACAGCCTACGACATTCTAAACAACGGTTTGGATGCTGTCCCAGCAGAAGTTATCACAGATCCAACTAATCTTGATGTAGATTTCTTAAATGCAAGAACACAGATTGCAAATAACTATGCTTTCATTAAAGCAGATGTTAGCCGATACATTCAAAACAACTATGCTGTTGTTTGGACAGCACTTGGCGCAACAGGACAAGCCGCTTGCCAACGCGATATTGGCTACATCCTTGACGCAATTCGTTACGATTTAACCTACGGTGGTAACACACAGACTTTAATTGCCGGTAGTGCATATTACAGTGGTTTAAATCTAACTATTAGTTCTAGCGAAACAGCCGCAACAGTGGCCGCATACACATTCTTAAAGAGCATTATCGACGATGTTGCACAAAGAATTTCTGTAACTCCACAGTCTGGTAACACAACACCTCAGGTAACATCTGGAACAGGCGGTGATGCAACTGCGGCAGCATTTGCACAGGCTCGTGTACAAGATATTATAGATTGGATTAACAACGGCGAAGCAGGAACTGCTATAGCACCAGATACAAGTTGGGTTGATCCAGCATTAGTAGCAGGATTTAACATTTTACAAGATCGTAAATCTGAAATTCAACTAGATGGTACTGGTTATGTACAGAAATTCCATCACTATCTATCCTACGACGAAACAACTTGCAGTCGAGACATTGGATACATGGTAGATGGTATCGGCTACGACATGATGTTTGGCAGTAATTTTGCCGCAATCACTATTGGACGTAGTTATCATAGAGCAATATCTTCGACAGCAATCGTGCTGGCAAACCAGTTAAGTGCAAGTCTTGGACTAATTAAGTTCTTAAAATACAAATTAAAAGGCTATGCAGTTGGCGGTGCAGTTGCACAAATTGGTACAATCGTTGACGATATCGTTGGTACAATTGACGGAGGAGCAGTTCCTCGCTTCTTATGGCCAGACTTTACTGGTGTAGATGCAGAGAACTATGCGGCGGCAAAGTTAATCTATGATAACAAAGATTTTATCACAGCAGAAACATTAAAGTATATCAATACAAACTATCCAGCGATTGTGTACAGCAAGAGTGCGTGTGCTAGAGATACTGGTTACATTATCGATGCACTACGCTATGACTTAACCTACGGTGGTCATTTTGCAAGTAAGCAAGCAGGTATTGCATACTACTCACGTTTAACTTCTGCACTACAGATTGATAGCGGAGATAAAACAGCAACATTAGCGGCCTATGCTAATATGAAATCTATTGTGACAGACATTGCTAACGGAGGTTTAAGCTCTTATTCAGCACTACAAACTAACGTAAGTTATGTTACAGGCACAGGCGGCGATGCTACAAGTTCTACAAGAGTTGGCGCATTAATGGATGTTATTACAAACATCATTGATACTGGTTTAACAACTGGTGTGCCACGTATTACAATTACAACTATTGCTAGTGGCACAACATTTACCAGCACAGCACACGGTTTATCTGTAGGCGATGAAGTAATCGCACAAACCACAGCCAACGGATTAGTTGCTGGTACTACATATTATGTTAAGACAACACCATTGACATCGACATTTACATTGGCAGCAACCTACGACGGCACAGAATTAACAAGTTTCACCAACGGAACTGGATTATCTATTGCTGTAGAAATTACTAACTTGCCAAGTACAAGTTGGGTAGATACTAATGTAGCAACACAGGCAAAAGTGTTGTCAACAGACAAAGCATCAATTCAGAGTGCAGTAACACTTTACATTGACACTAACTATCCAAACTTAGACTACAATTCTGCTACTTGTGCTAGAGACGTGGGTTATATTTTAGATGCTCTACGTTACGATATTCTAATGGGCAGTAACTTCCGCTCAATCAAAGCAGGTATGAGTTACTATCAAGCACAGGCATCACTAGTAATCGGTGATCAGAAGCGAGCAACTTTGAATGCTTACAGATATCTAAGAGATGCTGTTAATCTTAAAGTTGAAAGTAATGCTACAGCACTAGCATCTGCTAAAGCAAACATGGACACTATTATTGCAATATTAGACAAGGGTGTTGGAGAAACTCCAGACGTTGTGGGTACAACAACATACCATAACGATCCAGGACATATTGCTGCCGCAGAAATCTTACGTGCTAATAAGACATTCTTAGAAAACGAAGCAACTGCTTGGATTTCTTATAACTTCGGCGGACCAACATCAGGTACAAGTTCTAGTGGCAACGTTATTACAACAACCAGAGCACACAACTTGTCTGTGGGCGATCCAGTTAAGTTCTTGGCAAATCAAGTATCGACTGTGGCCACAGACACAACTGCAACTGGAAACATTGTTACAGTTCTATCTACAACAGGAATGACAGTAGGTTCTAAGATTACATTTACCGGAACTGGTATTGGTAACATTGTATCTGGTGTTACATATTATATTTTAACTGTTGAAAGTGACACAGAAATAACAATTAGTGCAAGTTATAATGGTTCTGTGTTTAGCGTAGGCACCGGCACAGGCGAAATGACTGTAGTAGCCGGAGCAGTAATTGGCGGGTTGGCTGAAAATACACAATACTACGTATTAACAGTTCCATCTACTACAACATTTACAATTGGTACAACAGCAGGATCCATTACTCCGACATCTGTAAGTACAGATACAGGAACTTGTACAGCAGTTTACTCATACGACGAAGCATCATGCAAGCGTGATATGGGCGAGTACATTGATTCTATCATTTACGATATTAATTTACCAGGTAACTACAAAGGAACACGCTCTGCCGTATTGTACAACAATGCAGTTGCAGGTTCTGAATTGTCAGATATGTTCCAAGTAAGTAACGCTTCTGGTTTACGTAACTGTACTCTAAGCGGATTGAATGGCGACTTAACTGCTGAAAACGACTATGGTACAAAACGCCCAACTGGTGGAGCATACGTAGCCCTTAACCCAGGATTTGGTCCATGGGATAGCAAAGTATGGGTAACAAGTCGCTCACACTACTCACAGAACGTTACAATGTTTGGTGTAGGCTGTACAGGTGCTAAGATCGATGCGGCTCTACATGCCCGTGGTAATAAGTCAATGGTTAAAAACGACTTTACTACAATTATGTCAGACGGTATTGGTGTATGGTGTACTGGTAGTGACTCATTAACAGAACTTGTTTCTGTGTTTAACTACTACGGCTATGCAGGTTACCTAGCAGAACTAGGCGGTAGAATCCGTGCTACCAACGGCAACAGCTCATATGGTACATATGGTGTTATTGCCGAAGGTGTGGATGTTAGCGAAGTACCATTATATGGTACGGTTGACAACCAAGCATATCAGGCACAAATTACAAATACTGTAACAGATGCATTATCAGAAGTGCTTCGTTTAGAATTTGGTAATGCTGGTACAAATTATACAAATACAACATATACAATTAGCGGTTCAGGATATAACATCGACGCAATCGGCGACGAATTCCGTGACAATACTGTATTTGAATCAAGAATTATTGACTTAGATGATGACAACGGTGTTGGAGGTACAAGTTATGTAACAGCCAGCAACGCGGCTCAGAGTGGTGATAAAGTCAGCATTACTATTGCGGCCACTGATACTGCACTAAGCGCGGCATATACTGGCATGAGAATTCAATTAACTGCCGGTACTGGTGTTGGTCAATATGCTAACATCTTAACATACCAAACTGGCAGCAAGATTGCACAGGTATACAAAGACAGTTTCACACCGTTAACAGCAACAAATACCACAGTAACTACAAACTTAATTACAGTGGCAAGTACTGTAACCTTGTATGATAACATGCCAGTTTACTTTAGCGGTACAACATTTGGCGGAGTTTCTGCAAATACTGCCTACTATGTAATTGGTTCGACTATTACAAGTACACAATTTAAAGTTGCGGCAACATCAGGAAGTTCTACACCAATTACATTGTCTACAGCATCTGGCTCTATGACTATGTATGAAGCAGGTTGGGACCATACTGTACCTGGTAAGACTATTGAAAACACACTAGACTTAACAACTCAGTACATCATTGAACCAAGAATTAGTTATACAGCACCTGGTTATACAGCAACAGCAAGAACTTTAAGTGCAACTGCTACATGGAAAGAACTAACCTATGGTGATAGCAAGTATGTTGCCATAGCAAGTAGCGGAACAACTACATCGTATAGTGCAAACGGCACAACTTGGGCTACAGCAGGCGCATTGTCCGCTAGTGCAAGTTGGGTAGATGTTGTATATGGTGGTGGCGAAGGAGCAAGAGCAACTGCAATTATTGGCGGCTTAGGCGGTCAAGGCGCTGTATTTGAAGCAGTTCTAGGTGTAGCAAATACAACTGGTGCGGCCACAGCGGATCAAGTTGCCAGTGTTAATATTATCAGCGGCGGACAAGGTTATACAACACCACCGGTTATTGTGTTTACTCCAGTAAGTGGCGGAACAGGCGCAGTAGCGACTTGTGCAGTTCTTGACGGTGAGATTGTTAGCGTAACTGTTACAATTCCAGGAACAGGATACACAGTTCCTCCAACAGTAAGTGCAGCCACTGACAGACTGACTCAGGTAACTGTTAATAGTTGGGGAAGAAACTATACAGGTGCACCAAGTGTAACTGTATCAGATCCATTTACTGGTTCAGCATGGAGCTCAGGAGGTACAGTTACAACTGGAGTTTACATTTATTATGTTGATTCTGGAGATAAGAACTGGTATTATGTAACAAGTGGCGGAACATTTACAACATCTGGCCCAATACATACCAGCGGATCTGCCGCAAACGGTACAGTAACATTAACTTATGCTGGTACAACAGCAGTCCTAACACCAACAAGAACTAACGAAGGTGTTAGCGGATTTACTGTTACAGATACTGGTAAAGGTTACACAACAACACCTACTATTTCTATATTAGATACAGGTGCAAGATATGTGGCAATTGCTACAAGTACAGGCGATAACTGCTATACAACTAGTGCAGGCATACTAGCAGGTTCTACATGGACCGCAGGAACAAGTACTGGTAAGACAGACTTAGCAGGATTGGCCTATGGTGGTGGCGTTTATGTTGCAGTTGGCGGAACAGCCAGTGCAGTATCTAGCACCAGCGGTAGTTTATGGACTAGCAGAACTATTCCTACATTAGGTTCAGGTACTTACTCATCAGTAGCCTACGGTGCTGAAATGTTTGTTGCAATTTCTACAGGAAACCTAGCAACAGCATATTCTTCAAACGGAACAAGTTGGACCGCAGGCGGAAACTTACCAGCAAGTTTATCATGGACCAGTGTTGCCTATGGTAATGGACGCTTTGTTGCTATCGCTAGCGGTAGTAAGAGAGTTGCCTACAGTATTGACAGAGGAACTACTTGGTTAGAAAGCCCAGCAGGTCTACCAGCAAGTACAACTTGGAGTAAAATTTCTTATGGACAAGGTTTATTCTTTGCAGTAGCCACAGGCGGAACAACAGCCGCAACAAGTCCAGACGGTGTAACTTGGACTTTACGTGCAATGCCAAGCAGTTCTAACTGGACAGCAGTACAATTTGGTAACATTTCAAGTAACCCATTATGGGTTGCGGCATCTGCAACATCAGGTACAGTGGCCGCAAGCATTAGAACAGGTGCTCAAGCAACAGGTCGTGCTAAAGTAGCCAGCGGTGTAGTAACAGAGATTCGTATGTTAGAACCTGGATCAGGTTATCCAAAAGGAACTGTAACTGCAACTACTGTTACAACTAACTTGATTACAGTTGACAACACTACAAACTTAGTAGATAGTCAGCCAATTGAGTTCTACGGCACTAGCGCAGGCGGATTAGTTGAAGAACAGACTTACTATGTAATCGGTTCAACAATTACCAGCACACAATTTAAGGTAAGTGCTACACAAGGAAGCGCAACTCCTGTAACATTGTCTACTGCTACAGTTAGTGGAATGACATATCGTGCAGGACCAATCTATACATTGACAGATCCTAACAAGGTTAAGGTAGCAAGTCTACGTATTAGAATGGCAGACGGCGCACTAGGTAACCCAAGTTTTGTAAATCGTGGAGCAGATAATACAACTGCTACTTCTGAAACACAAGGTGACGGATACAGCGATTTGTATCAACCAAGCAACTTTATTAATATTGCAGGGTTGTACGACATTCCTGAAGCAGGTGCTAACGTTGAATTTGACAGCCTACCAGGCGTTTACTTCAAACTGGTTGTGGTAACTAATGAGTTAGGTGAATTGGGTGACAAAACTGCTCAATTCCAGATTAACCCAGCATTAACAGTACTACAAGCACCACGTCACGGCGACAGAGTAACAACACGAATCAAGTACAGTCAAGTACGTCTAACTGGACACGACTTCTTGTACATCGGTACTGGTAATAAAGAACAAACTAACTATCCAAATGTGGATATTTCAACTGCTAACGTAGCAAATCAGGCTCAGTTCTCAGCAGGTGGACGAGTGTTCTTTACAAGTACTGACCAAGATGGTAACTTTAACGTTGGTAACTTGTTCGGAGTACAACAGGCAACTGGTACTGCTACATTGAACGCTAGTGCGTTTAACCTAAGCGGATTGAACAGTTTGCAGTTGGGCTCAGTAGAATTAGGTATTGGATCTGCGATTATTACACAATTCAGTACAGATCCGTTCTTTACAGCAGATTCGGACAGCGTAGTACCAACTCAAAGAGCTATTAAAGCGTACATTACTGCACAAATCGGTGGTGGACAGAGCTCGTTGAACGTAAATACATTGACTTCGGGTATTGTGTATATTGCTGGCAACAGCATTAGCACAACAACAGGGGAAGGTATTAAAGTAACTTCTAAGATGAATTTTACAGGCGGCATAGACGGGGCTCCCGTTGCCCTTGGATTCTTTATGCAAAGATAATAATGGAGAAATTATAACATGGCAACAGGAAGATTAGCAACGCCAGCACAACTGGCAGCAACCACAAGCACCACAGTTTACACCGTACCTATCGGTTATTACTCAGTGTTTAACGTTTCATTTACAAATACAGGTGCATCATCTGTAACAATTCGATTAGCACTGGCTACAACTGGAACTCCAGGTACAGCAGAATGGATCGAATACGATACAGTAGTTGTATCTAAGGGCGTGTTTGAAAGAACAGGTCTAGTCGGCGGCCCAGGCTTAAACGTTGTAGCCTGGACTAACACAGGATCTGCTGTTAACGTTACTGTGTATGGCATTGAAACATCAACAGCATAACAGGAGATTTTAAAAATGGCACGTTATAATACCATAACACCAACAACTTCAACGACTGGTGCCGCATCTATTTCTGCACCAGCGCAGGGTCTAGTAACAACATTTACTGGATCTGCTCCGTATACTGTTACATTAGCCAGCCCTGTATTGTATATTGGTGTACAACAGAGTTTTTACAATGCTACTAGTGGTACAGTTACCATTAGTACACCTAGCGGTCAAATTAAAGGTCCAGGGTTTACTGCGGCAACTAGCCAAGCAGTTCCAACAACCTCAACCTATACTGTGGTGTCCGATGGCACAGATTACATAATTATTAATAACGAAGGTGGTCCACAGTATTCCACAAGCGGTACATTTACTGGTACACTAACTGCTCAAAGTACAGTAGCAATGAGTCCAGCAAATGCTAACGTAACAATTAGTCCATCAGGAACGGGTACAGTAACAATGGCTCCTGCCACTGCTGGTACAATTAATAATATTGCTATTGGCGGAACTACAAGAGCCGCAGGTAGTTTTACTACGTTAGATGCCAACGGAAACGTTACATTGGGCGATGCAACCGGTGACACTATAACATTAAATGGCACTATGAGTGGCGGACTTGGTACTGTTGACGGCGGAACATATTAATAAGGTAAATTAAATGCCAAAGATAAAATTTAAATCTAGCACCACAGCAAGTTCTGTACCAGGCTCCTTAGCCGATGGCGAAGTTGCTGTCAATACTACTGATGCTAAAATGTATATCGGTAATGCTGGTGTTAGAAAAATTATTGGCTCGTTTGGTAATCAAGAATCTAACAGCGTAAGCATTACTGGCGGAACAATTACAGGAACTACACAGTCTAGTGGTACACTGACTACATCAAACTTACAACTTAACGGCGGACAAACTGCTACAGGAGTTAGTACCAGTACTAGTTTAGGTACTAGTAACTCGTTAATTCCTACACAAAACGCAGTTACTTCTTATGTGTCTAGTAAAAAAGGTTCTTTAAAGAACATTTATACCTGGACATCTAATGGAACTTATACTAAAAGCGGATCAGATGTACAAAGAATTCGTGTAATTTGTATTGGCGCAGGCGGTGGTGGACGTGGCTACGGTGAAAGTGGCGGCAGTGGTGGCATGTCTGAATTAATTTTAGACGCTACTGGTATATCAACTGTAGCAGTTACAGTAGGCGGTGGATCAGGCGGTGGCCAATATTTTGGTTTTAGTGGACAGGGTGGCACAACTAGTTTTGGCGGATATTGTTCTGCTACCGGTGGTTATGGTGCTAATCAAAACTATCAACACAGTGGAGGCCACGGCGGTGTTGGCTCTGGCGGTAACATGAACATTCACGGTGGCGGTGGCTCAGGACACAAAAATTGTCACAGCGCATCGTATCACAATCCAGGACACGGTGGACAAAGTTTCTTTGGTGGCGCTAATTCAGGACATCACTATAGCGAAAGATGGGCTCAAAACCTTGGCGCACCTGGAACAGGTGGCGCAGGACATAACAGTTACGGTCAAGGTACGTGGTCAGCAGGCTACGACGGGACCTATGGAATTTGTGTAGTATATGAATATAGGTAAAATAGAATGCCAGTAATTAAAGTAAAACGTGGAACAACAACACCATCTTCATTGGTACAAGGCGAGGTAGCATATAATACCAGCGCCAACCAAATGTGGATTGGTAATGCATCAAACACTCCAGTAAAAATTATTGGATCTGCAGGTGCTATGGAAAGTAACAGCGTGGCAATCACCGGGGGTACGATGTCCGGTGTAACTACAACTGCTACTAGTGTAAACTTAACATCATTAACTCTTAATGCTGGCGAACGTTTGTACTACGATGAAGGCGGTAACGCTAGTGCCTATACAGGAAACTGGAACTACACAGAAACATATAACATGACAGACTGTGCTGGACTAGGAAACGTAACAGTACACGGCTGGGGCGGTAGTGCAAGAACTTATCAGTTGACACTAACAGGTGTACCGACTCATACAGAAATTAAATTTGAATGTTTGATTCATCAAGTAGACTCATGGGACGCTGAACAAAACGTAATTTATTTACAAAACTCTTCAGGCGCAGATGTTACAATGGCATCTTGGAATAAACAATATTCAACTGCGCCATATAATGTGGCCACATATAATAGCACTGAACATACATGGTTCGGTGGTCGTTGGTATTCTTACTTACCCTGGGGTGGTAATCAATCAGAAAACTCTGCAAGATTTAACGGTTATTCAAAAGTTACCACAGGATGGTTTGGACATACTACATCTACAATCATTGCTAAGATGTATACAGGATTGGATCAAGCACAAAGTGACGAAGCATTTTACATTAGTCACGTTAAAGTATGGATCAGAGGCGGAAACTCTCAGGTAACTGGAGTAACTACAAGTACTTCTCTCAGCGGAAACAGTAACTCTACGCTACCAACAGAAGCGGCTGTCAAAGGATATGCTGACCAGTACAACGGTACATTAAAGAACTTATACAGTTATACTGGAAACAGTACCTATACTAAGAGCGGATCCGATGTACAACGCTTACGTGTTATCTGTGTAGGCGGTGGCGGCGGCGGCCGTGGCTATCACGAAAGTGGTGGTGGTGGCGGATATGCCGAGCGTTGGATTGACGCTACAAATATTTCCAGTGTTTCTATCACAGTAGGCGGCGGATCTGGTGGCGGTTATTACTTTGGATTCAGTGGACAGGGTGGCACAACTAGTTTTGGTAGTTATGTAAGTGCATCTGGAGGCTACGGTGCTAATCAAAATAAGAGCCACTGCGGTGGCCACGGCGGCATCGGTTCAGGCGGTCAAATTAATACATACGGAGGCGGCGGCGGCGGACACGCACCGGGCTATAATAACCAACAAGGCGGTATGAGCGGCGAAGGTGGCGCAACGTTCTTTGGAGGTGGCGGAGCAGGGCGTCACGGAGGCAACAGTTTTAACCCTGTGGCAGCACCTGGAGGTGGCGGACCTGGTGGCGCAGGTAACCACAACGGCTCAGACGGATATGCCGGAATTTGTTTAGTTTACGAGTACAGATAATATGCCAACAATTAAATTTAAAAATAGTGTAACTTCTAGTAGTGTACCAGGATCAGGAACATTACAACCTGGAGAACCAGCATTTAATATTGCTGATCAACGTGCTTGGGCAGGTAATGCCTCTAATAACCCAGTTAAAATTATTGGTAATGTTGCACAACAAGAAAGTAATGCAGTAAGTATTTCAGGCGGTACAGTTACCGTCAGCACTTATTCTTCATCAGCAGTTACTGGTAGCCAGTTAACACTAGGTGGTACAGCAGTAACACAAAGTACAGGCGCATGGGACGGCACGTCTAACTCAGTGTTAGTTAGCGAAGCCGGCGCCAAGTATATGACCGATAACAGATTAAAAGATAGATTGGTTGGTGTTTATGTTTATTCAGGATCAGGTACATACACTTATACTAAGAGTGGGCCAGAAGTACAAACATTACACGTTCTGTTATGTGGTGGGGGCGGTGGAGCCCGTGCATATTCAGAGTGTGGAGGTGGAGGTGGCTTTAGCGAAGGTATTATTACCGCTACGAGTATAACAACAGTAACAGTTACTATCGGCGGTGGCGGGTCCGGCGGAGCATATTTTGGATTTAGTCCTGATGGTGGTACAACTAGTTTTGGTGCTTATCTATCAGCAGGCGGCGGTTACGGCGCAAATAGAAATACACAGCACAGCGGTGGACATGGTGGAATAGGTTATGGCGGTAGTATAAATACCTATGGAGGTATGGGAGGCAGTCATAATAATATGGACCAATATTCCACATCAAACGCTTCGGGCGGAATTGGTGGCGGAACATATTTTGGTGGTTGTTTGCAAGGCGATAGACCTGACTGGAGTACTTCAAGTAGTACGGCAGCACCAGGTACAGGCGGAGTAGCCATTGCACCGAACCATAACGGACAAGGTGGCAGAAGCGGCCAGTCTGGAATTTGTATAGTTTATGAATATAGATAAGGATTATTATGAAACGAGCACTAATTGATAGCAACAACTCTAGAGTAATTCAGATTGTTAACATCGGAGAAGAATTTGAAGTACACTCAGCATTGTATTGGGTAGATTGTCCCGATGATGCTGACACATACTACCTGTATGATCCAGAAGAGTTAACATTTGAAGACCCACATGCGGCATCTAAAGACGAATTTGGAAATCCTGTAGAGCCATTTACTATGCAACGTCAACGTGCATACCCTCCAGCAGGCGATCAAATGGATATGTTATGGAAAGAAATTAGAGATACTGGTGGTATTTCAGCAGACGGTGCTTGGTTCCAATCTATACTAGCCGTAAAAGAATCAATTCCTAAGCCTGTAGCCTACGATCCAGCAAACCCTATTGCTTCTACAACTACACAATGGTATACATCTGATGGACAGTTTGTTCAGTTATTTTCAGAAGTTAGCGGAACAGGTGGCAAAGGATCTGGTGCTAAGTTTAAAGTAAGAAAAGCAGGCGATGTGTATCAGGTTATTGCTACAACTGGCGGCACAGGATACAAAGCCAACGATGTAATTACATTGTCAGGTAATGATTATAATTGTGCTGTTACAGTATCTGAAGTAGATAATACAGGTAGCATTGTTACAGTATCTGTGAATTAAACACAGACACTATTAAACGCAATTAATATTCTTCTATCTTTTCCCAAGTATGGTTTTGCATAATGCAACATTATACTTGGGAATATTATTAAGCGTCCAGGAATAAATTCTGCAGAGAAATTTTCATCAAAAAATTCTAGCCCGGGACGTTCGGGCAACTTAAACATATTAAACCATATATTATTTCCGCTCTGCGGCTCATCGGCATCTATATAAAATATACCACTCCAGGTAGAGTCTGGGTGTCTATGTGGTTCATGCTGACCCAATGGACGAGTAACGTGTGCCCAACTTTCTGTAATTGCTATATGATAATCCGATTTGTTTACAGCATTAACAAAGTCTCTAGTAGTACTGTTTAACCAAGTATCAAGAGCTTTTAACTCTGAATGTTGCTGTAAGAAACTAAAATTAGATTCCCATAAGTTTGTTTTAACCTTAGGTGCAATATTAGATTCTATGACATTAGGTTTTTCTTCTCTAAGGCATAGATCAACAATCGCATCTTTGTGATCGGTAAATTCTTTCCATTCAAATATTCCTACAGGAATAGCACCAACTGATATTATCATCTTACACACGTATTAACAACTAAACGGTGACCGCTATTGCATCTAGCCGCACTATGATACCTTGCACCGTTGAATATTGCTACCCTTCCCTTTTTTGGAGTTACTCTTTTAATAACACTAAAATTAGTCTTATCAACTTGACTATCGATCAATTCCAGAATAGTTTGATCATAAAATGTTAGATCTTTGCCCTCTAATTGGGCCTTTATTTCCTGCGTTTCTAAAATATCCTTTACTGTTTTATCAAAAAATACAGTATCGCCGCCATCGCTGTCGCTGGCATAATATAAACACACCATATGATCTTCAGGAGTGTCTACATGAATATGATCAAAGTCGTTAGGACCGCATCCAGGCACAGGAAATGTTAAAAAACTTCTTGAAAACAATACATTATCAAATGGCAGATTTGCCTTATGAAAAGATTCAAACACCATAGGTAAAATCATAGGATACAAATCACTAGTAGATCCAGTTCTTACACTATAAAACGATTTTGCAAAACCAGGTTTAGTTTTTAAATCTAGTTTGTCAATCACGTTGTCTGCTAATGCAACATCTCGAGAAAACTGCCAAGTACTAGACGGAGATAATAACCAATTTTCTATCATATCCTGATACTGCGGACAGATAACATCATCTAATACTAAAATTTCATTTATATCTATCATTTTATTCCACATCAAAATTTATAATACAACGTCTTCCTTGTGTAGGAGTACTACTGCTATGATAATGTTTTCCGTTAAACAATACTACTCGTCCTTTTTTGGGAGTTACTCGTTGTTTGATAGTAAACACTTCTTCATTAATGCCAGGAACATTGGGCACAATATCTGTGGTTTGATCATATATTATTGTATCGCCATCGCTGTCATTGACATAATAAAGACAAACTATGTGCGGTATGTTGTCATCAACGTGCGGATTATTAATGCTGGTTTGTTCTGTGGGAAATTGTAAAAAAGATCTGGCTTGAATTATATTCGACAATTTAAAATCAATTTTTGTCAATGCTTCATATAACAGCGGTAATAATAAATTATACACAGGACTCATGCCATTAAATGTTGGCACTATAGGATGCACTAGTCCAAGATTTTGTTTTTTAACTTTTCTAGTATTAGAGTATGTAATGTCGTCCAATAAAAACCAAGGAATACTCATTTCGCTTAATAGTGTTTTTTCAAGATCATCTTGATACATGTGATTAATCACGTCGTCAATAACTATAATATCATCGAATGATATCTGAGGTTTTAAAGAATCTTGAAATTTAAAAAATTCTTTGGACTTAGCACTACCAATCATAAGTCTAAATCTTTCCTATCTAATAGATAATTAACTTTATTTTTTATAAATTGTCTCCAGCCATATCTGCTTAACTGTCCTAGTCCCAACAAGGAGTCTTTTCTTTTAGCATCAGATTCGTTATATTCTCTGCTAACGGCGGTAATAGTTTCCTTCTTAAATGGAATAACTTGAACTAACGGATCGCCCATTTTAATTAATGTGTCCTTGGGTTCGAACAACATGATATTAATTGGATTATGATTTGGCACTCTGTCAGAATCTACAATAGCAGGTACTGCTTGATAATTTGCATTATGAAACCACATAGGCATCCACATTAAACTATACCCAGGTGCTGTATAGATACTCCACGGATTGTCAATTTTAATATCTGTTCTAAATTTAAATCTATTAAACATCTCACCAAACTGTTCTTCAGGATGTGTTCTATGTTGATAGTTTAAATTACTGTAGTTTACATGATATTGGTCGTTTTGAAATTTTATTTCAATATCGCACCATGCCGGAATAACATACCCTGCCTGCAAATAATTGTTTACCGCAGGACATAATCTTACACTTAACAACGATGCAGAATTAAAATGATCAAACGGACAAATGTTTCCAGGATGCAATTCTTCATATTCTTTAGGCAAAAAGTTTCCAGCAGGCAACACAGGAGCGTGAGTCCTTATAGCCCACTCTCTACAAGTAAATGTAATAATCGGTTCTTGTTTCTTTTTAAACATTATACTTGTCTTTTAAGAACTGATATAAAGTAGGAGCGGCATCTGCAATCTTTTTCCAATAAGTTTTATTTGACTCCCAAATATCAAATGAATCATTAACATAATCTAACCGTCTATTAAATTTAAATTCTGATCGTTTGATAACTGATTCTGTAATAGGGAAATAATTTAATCCAGCGGCAATGAAAAGTGCGCCACCTGTACTTGAGTCGTACATTGATTGAACATCTCTTTTAAAGATGGCATTATCAAATCCATACCCTAAAAAGTCACCTGGAATTCTTTTTCCATTATTAAATTTACGCTCTCTAGCATCTCTCCAATATTGAGTGTCACTGCGTTGGCTTAATAAGTAGTGCATACTTACAAACTCTGCAAACGCTCTGAAGTCTCCTCGATTTGCTTCGTTAAATCCAACTTTATCAATTAAACTTATATCATCGCGAGATAAAGTTTTAACTAATCTATGCAAAAATTCGTGTACGGTGAACAAGCCATTAGACTCTAATGGTTCTATGAATCCTGCACTTAGTCCAATAGCACAAACATTTTTATGGAAGAGTTCTTCGTGAATACCTACACGCATTTTAATTAATTTAAATTCTAATGTGTCGATTAAATCTGCAGGATTATTTTCCTTCAAGTAACGTTTAAATTCTTCTAACGCATCTTCGTTGGATACATAAGCATCACTGAATACATAACCAGTACCAATTCTAGACCATAAGGGAATATTCCACACCCAGCCGTGTTCAATAGCAGTACAGTTAGTGTAAGGTTCCAACTGACTTTCTTTGTCTGTATAAGGCATTCTAGTTGCCCATGCGCTGTTATTGGGTAGTATGTCTGAATAACTCTCGAATGGCACACCTAGTGCTTTTCCTAGTAGTAGACTTTTCCAACCTGTGCAGTCGATGTATAAATCTGCTGTGATTTTTTCACCTGTAGTTAGCTCAACACACTTAACACCTGCGCTATCAGTTTCGATATCTTCTTTGATAGTGCCTACAATATGCTGAACTCCTCGGGGCTTACAATATTCTTCACGTAGCCACATACCAAACTTAGTAGCATCAAAGTGATAAGCCACATCGCTGTCGTAGCGCCAACCAGGTAGCTCATCATTTTCATTTTTAATAATTTTATTTTGATTAACTAACTGCATAGCGGGAAAGAAACACTCTGCAAAATCTGTATTTGGAGTTCCAGGATACTTGGCCTTTTTAATAAACCAGTCGTTTACACCGAATACTGTTCCCACATTCCAGGAGTCTCCGAAAGGATAATGAAATCCACCAGATCCTTTGCCTGCCCAGTCTGTGAATTTGATGCTCATCTTAAGACCAGCATCTGTGTATTTCATAAAATCGTCTTCTTTAATATCAAGTATGTGTAGCCATTCATTAATTTGACCTAATGTGCTTTCGCCCACCCCTACAGTAGGAACATCTGCACTTTCAATTAAAGAGATAGTTTTTTCTGGAAAGAATTTTATAAGAGTTGCGGCAGTCATCCAACCGGCGCTACCACCTCCGACTACAACTATGCTATTGATTTTTGACATTTTATTTTCCTAAGGCTTTATTATAATTACCTATAAATTTTTCAAGACCTACTTTATGTGGAATATGAGGTAATGTATTTTCTAAATGTTTTTGTTCGTCGACAATCCTATCACAATGCTGTCTAATTTCCGGAGTCAGCATCATATATTCATGTTTGACACGTTCTGGATTTAAGAGATTTAATCCGTGTAATGTAACTATCCAATTATCAGCAGTAAACAGTACATACTTTTGATCAAATTCTAATACCAATGGCAGTCGTTTGCTCCACTTTTCTAAATTATCTTTTAATCTTTTAGGTACCCAGGTGTCTCTGTTATTTTTAAGATCCTTCCAGAATGCTGTATCTTCTCTGGGTACGTAGTAATGTACTGCAATAAAATCTAAAATATTTTCGCAGATGTCGTCTACTCGTTTATTGTATATTCCGGCCACTTCGTCTGGACTGTTGGTCCAACTAGGCAATAAATTCATAATTAAAAAAGTCTGCAAAATAGTTTGACTAATGGCACTACTTTCTAGTGGCTCTACAAAACTAGAACATAAGCCGATACTAGCGCAGTTTTTAATCCAAGTGCGGTCAAGTTTACCTGCATCAAACTTGATTTTCTTTGCTATGTTTATTTTTCTACCTAACTTTGCTTCGACTTCTGCCTGCGCCTGGTCGAAATCTATGTACTTGTCACTGAACACATAGCCGTTGCCCCATCGACCATGTACGGGAGTATTCCACATCCAACCATAATCCATACCGGTTGCGCTGGTGTAAATTGGATATTCGTCTGTATCTTCTGTAGGAAATGCAATAGCACTATTAACCCAAAGATTATCTTTATAACTTTCCCACTTTGCTCCAAGTTTTTTCATTATCACTTTGGCAAAACCAGAACAGTCAACAAAGAAATCTGCCGAGTGTACGGCATTTTCTCCAATTAGTTCTTTAACATATCCGTTGTCGTCTAAGATTACATCTACAATTTTATCATCTATTGTAGGAATGTTTCTTTCTTTACACAACTTATGTAAGTAGTCGTTGGTGGAAAATGTATTGAAATGAAATTGATTAACAGGGCAAGGAACATTAAGATTTACCCAATCTTCGGGTACTGTGCTATCGATTGTACGTTTTTGAATAATGTCTAAAGGACCAGCACCTTCTGCAATTAATTTAGCGTAAACTGCTAGATAATCTCCAGCGGGTCTTGCATAAGGTTCACAGGTAGCATGCCAGTAATCAGGCACACCCCAATTACTAAATTTTATTCCTGTTTTAAGAGTAGCATCGCAGGCAACCAGCGTATCTTCTAACCTAACACCTATAGTTTCGCAGAAGTATCTCCAATGTTCTGTAGCGCCTTCCCCTACACCTATAACTCCAACGGAAGAACTTTCGATAACTTTAATATCTAAATGTTCATGTTGCCTTTTTAACATCAAGGCAGTAATTAATCCGCTGGTGCCGCCACCTAATACTATTATACTTTTAATTGTTTTCATAAACCAATTTTACCCATTCTTCTAAAGTATAGCAGATTGATGTTATGTTGTCAACATCGTTAGATAATTTTTGGTATGATTGGTGAAAGTCTTCAAATATAGTTGACCGTTTGGATAATAGACGTTGTCTAAGTTTGTCTTTATTGATTAAATCCAGTCCTTGGATAACAACTGCATAATTTTCTAAAGCATATACTTCTGTATTGTCGATACCTAATGATCCAGATTTCCATAGATCTAATTTATGCTGTAATGACGCCGATATACGCTGTGGATTAGAGTTATGATCCTGCCAAAAATCGGAATCATTTCTGTGTCCTCGATAATGTAGTGAAAGGAAATCGCTGATATCAAACATTATTTTTTGATATTTGTCATTAAATGATTTTTGTTCATACACGGTATTACTGTCGGGAGACCAAAATTCTGACAATATTTTTAATTGTTCAGCAACAGATGCTAGTCCGTTCGACTCCAACGGCTCTAAAAATCCCGAACTAATTCCAACGGCAATTACATTATTTTTCCAAGAATTTAAAAACAACCCAGGTGTAAATTTTAAATTAGCCACCGGATCTATCTTTATATTAAAATATTTTTCTGCTTCGTCTATTGCCTGATCCGCAGTAATTCTGTCGGGGTCGTAAATGTATCCATTACCTGCCCTATGTTTTAAATTAATATTCCAAGACCATCCATTTTTCAATGCTGTCATTTCGGTATAATTTTTAAGTACAGGCTCGTTCCACCATGCTACAACTGCCCTAGCAGGAAAATATTCGCTTAAATCCTTAAAAGGTTCATTTAATTCTTTTTGTAGAAGTAGTCTGGCGAATCCGGAGCAATCAAAAAACCAATCTGCATTTATTTGATCCCTAGTATCTAATGTAATAGAATCAATGTCACCGTTGAGTGCTTTATTAGATTTAATATACTTGCCTTCGATTAGTTTAATCCCCTTGCTTATGCCGCGACGTTTCATATAGTCGGCATTGGCGCGGCTGTCGAAGTGCCACATAGGTAGTGTAATAACATTAAATTTACCTACACTACTAGGACTGATAGGCAATTTATTCACACGCTGTAACGATCCGTTGTAGAATATTTTTTCAGTAGGTATGCCTTCCGCCAATGAACAGGCTAAAAAATCATTACCCAATCCAAACTCTGGAAACTTAGCATTAAAGTCTAATCTATACCAGTCTGGTATAAGCCCATGAACAAACTCTGTTCCTATTCCGTTCCAATTTACAAATTTGCCGCCGAGTTTAGGCATGGCATTTACAGACACTATCCAGTCATCAAACGGAATTTCTAAAAAGTTGAATAGTTTATTAAGGGATGCGGAACCACTTTCTCCAGCAATAATAGGTGGAGTATTAGGGTCTTCTATTACTGTCACATCGCAGGCAGGCCACACTTGTTTAACAAACAAAGCAGTTAACCAGCCAGCACTTCCTCCGCCTAATATTGCGATGGTTTTCATCGTTTCACTTCTTTTGCTAAGAATTCAATTGCGCCTCTGTGATTAAATTTAAGAGCATCGCGTTGGTATAATAATATATTGTCGTATATTTTATCTGTTTCAGTAATAACAGAGGGATCCTGAGACATCCATATTTGTTTTATTTTTTCTATATCAAATAATTTTAAACCGTGTAATACTTGTAACCAGTTCTGTTCTGTAAATAACACCCAGTGACTGGGAAAATATGCTCTACTTGGCACAACTGTTTTAAAGTGTTCCAGTGTATCTTTATTAAACTCGGTCAACTTTAAATCTTTGCAACTACGCCAGAATGGTGTATCGTTACGTTGAGTGATGTAATGTAACTGTACAAAGTCAATAATGTTTTTAGCAACTGCTTCAAATTGTTGATTATATTTGTCCGCTATTTTTTCGTTGCCTTTAGTCCAAGATGCCAGTGCTGATCCTAGTGCAAACGCCTGTTGAATACTAGTTCCTATGCTAGTAGCCTCGAGAGGTTCAACAAAACTTCCAGCAAGACCTACTGCAACACAATTTTTAATCCAGAATTTATCAACATAACCTGCACTAAACTTAAAACTTTTACCTACTTGTATAGGATCTTTATAGTACTGTTGCATTTCAGACAATGCTTGATCGTCGGATAAAAATTCACTGGAATAAACGTAACCGTTGCCATAGCGTTCTTGCGTTGGTATTCTCCATGACCATCCGCTGGATAATGCACGACTCAGGGTCCAACTTGGAAACTCGTCGTCACTGGGTGTAGGAAAAGCAAACGCTCTGTCCATGGGTAAATATTCTTTACAATCATTCCACTTTGCGCCAAGTTTAGAACTAATGACTCTTCTGAACCCAGAAGAATCTACAAAGAAATCTGCTGTATATTTGACACCGTCTTTGTTAATTAAAGAACTAATGTATCCTTGACTGTCAATTTCAACGTCGTCTATATCATCTTCAACAACAACTACTCCGCGTTCGATACATTTCTTGTGTAAAAATTTATTAAGTTTAAACGTATCAAAATGATATTGATTTACACTGGCATCGATAGGAAAGTAATGTATGGAATTAATGACATTATCTGGATATAAGTGCGGCTGATCTTCAGAAATTAATTTGACCATTACTCCTGGCAACCCGTTACCCATTAGTTGCGTATAATCGGCATGTAGAGCGTGCATATAAAATGTGCCGTCACCATTCCAATTTTCAAATCTAATACCTGCTTTGAAAGTAGCACCAGTTTCTAACATTAATTCTTGTAGAGTAATCCCTACAGTATTAATAAACTGTTTCCAATGTTCTGTACTACCTTCTCCGACGCCGACAATACCTATAGTGGGAGACTCGATAATTTTAATATCCATGGTAGGATACCACTTATTGAGTACTAGTGCCGTTATTAGTCCGCTAGTACCTCCACCTAATATGCAAACGGACTTGATCATTTTTTTAAGATCCTTCTAAAGAATCTACAAATCCAAGGTTCTGATTTTACTAATTTCTTTGGACGTAATCTATTTGGAATGACCCCCGACACAATTTTCCAACTTAAATTGTTTTGATATGATTTAAGAGACACAGAAGAATTTACAATATGATCGAGTTCTTCTGTTCTTGGTTGTTTGTTTAATTGAAACATTGCCTGTGGGTCTCTTGCTCTAAATCTTACATAGGCTAACGGCTGTCCTCTCTTAAATTCAATTCTGTCATTGAGCATTTCAAAAGTAGGAACCAGCGGACGTTGCCAATTACAAATATTAAAACTGCCAGGCATCAATCTCCATCTTAAATCGATATGATTATAAGGAGGTAAAAAGTCTACCCATACTTCTTCGTCTGCATAGAACAGCATGGCGCTGTTTAATGCAACTATAGGTTTATCAACTTCAGGATTAAAATCTCCCCAGTGAACTTTGACCATAGCATCGTGTGCAAGACTTGGAAGATTACTGCTTAAAACTTTATTATATTTGTCCCAGTGCAATTCTACATCAATTAAAGAACGTATTACCCATGTTTGTTCGTTATACTTTACAAATGCAGGGCATTTCATAAATCCTACTTTTGAATCTTTCCATGTGTCTAACTTTTCTAAATCAAAATGAATAATTTCGTTCCAGCCGTAATAATTTAGCGGACCCAGTCCGCTAGTATTTGGAGATTTTTCAAACCATGGAGTATATCCTACTTTTACAACTGACATTATTCGTCCTTAAAATTATCATTAAAACTATACCAACTAGTCCATTTACCATAAGGACAACTTTGTGATTTATTTCTTACGGTCTTGGGCATAAAATATCCAGTAATAGTACAGCCGTAATTTTCATACGACTTACAGTTATTGCATATTTCTAAACGTTTTTGTTCTACTTCTCTTGGGACTAGTAAAATTTTTTCGTTGAAGTGAACTCTACGTTGCGATGTATCAAGGTTTCTTATAACACGAGGTACTTTTTTATCTTCCATCAGCGCCTCCAGTGAGCATTGCTTTTAATTGATTTATAATAATTTCCTGAGTATGTAACTTATTAAACAAATAATCCATGGTACTGTTATTCGATTCCACTATTACGGGAGTTGAAAAATTATCAGGCATTGTAGTTTCTTTAACGACCGGATATGGTTGTTGAGAATCTAAGTATACTCCGCTGTATCTTAAATTAAATGTGATTACTATACGTTCATCATCAGTGTGACTTACTTCAGTTTTATGTCTCAACCATCCAGGAAACATTAACACATCGCCTGATTTAATATGAATTGTGGTATTAATTTTTTCTTCTACAGGACGATTGTAAGGAATGTGTGTAATACTGTATTCCATAGGATTAGTAAACACTATTCCTCCACTACGTTCAGGAGCACTTAGATAAAAACTTACAACAATAGGGTGCATACTATGAGAATGCCAGTCAGTAAAACTACCGTTAACGTGTTTATTAGACCAGCACTCGTCTATTGCAGGGCGCAGACCGTCGTTGATATCCAGGACTTTCCAATATAAATTTGCATGATACAAAATTAAATCGCACAATGCTTTAAATTCTGGTACTTCATGCAAATTTCTATTAGTGCCGTAGGTACTTATACCGCCATTTTTTTCCAACCCAACATGAAATTTTATTTCCTTGTATTGTTGTTCAAGCGTAGACCTTATGACTCCAAAGTCTATATCAGAGTCAAAAATATTAGTTTTGTAGATAGGTAACGCAAATAAATTTTGAATCATTTAACTTCGGCTTCAATATCGCCACTAAAATCAAACTTATTAACAAACGTCTTAAAAGAAATATATTTTCTTAATTCTGTACAATTTCTGTTAGGAGCAAGGCCTCTGTGAGGAATGTTACTGTCAAATACAATACAAGTATTAGGCATTGGATAATAACTGGCTATAATATTTCCTTGATTGTCAAAAAATTGCAGTTCACCGCCCCATTCCGGGCTCCATTCTTTATTAGGAAAATAACACATTGTCATATAACCGTCGCCGTTTGAATTAAATTCAAACTCTCTGTCAACGTGTATATTTCCGTCTAGGCCAAATGTTTTGCCGCCGGCAACAACGTCAAGACTTTTAAAGTTATAACCTTTGACTCTAGGATCTAGTGCTTCGAGTTTGTCAATAATATCCTGAAATAATACTTCTGTCCAACGATTTTTAACCATATCTACAGACCAAAAGTTTGCGTTATCTTCGATATCAAAGCCAGCGGCATTAATTTTTATAACACCGTATTTCCAAACTCCGTCGTTTAAATCTGCAATAATGTTAGCAAAAACATCTTGCTTTGCAACGTTTTCGAGATAAAAAATTTCTGGTAATTTGTTAGACATATATGTAATTCTCCTTAATTCGACAATATTTAGTGGGGTATTTTTGTGATTTACTTAGATCCGGCTTGGATAGCAATATTACCTGCTACGGAAATCCTGTAATCGTCGGACGTATAAAATGGGTGTACTTCGTGCATACATTCTGCTGGAAACAACAACATTTTCCCTTCCCATGTCTTATCCATGAATATAGGATTTTTAGTTATTTTACCAAACGAATTTACATAGAAAAATTCAAATGCTGATGCTAGATTTTTATTAGAGTTTACCCCAGGACTTGCAGCCAACTCTTCATTGAGGTCATATGGAATTTGTAAGTATATTACAAAACTATATAGACCTAGATGTGTATGCGCTGGATTGAATTCATATTTTTTCTGAAAATTAACCCATAGTGTGTCTACAGCGAAATCTAATCGCCCTGGTTTAAACACGCTGATATTAGAATTATATTTGAACAGCTCGTTATAAGTTTCGGCTACATTAAATGCAAATGGCTCTACTACCGAAATGGAGTCTTTTAATGAATATTCTCTCTGAATATTACCAGCCAACGTGTGGTTAGTAGCAGAAGCATGGTCAAAGTCTTTTTGTATTTCTTTAACTTCCTTCCACAAAGTGTCCATAATTTCTTTAGGAACGTCTTCAATAATATAGCCAAACGAATTAAATGTTTGATAATAACTCATATAATAATTGGAATAAATCCCATGTTATCAAAAATTCTATCTCGATGCTCTAAGTCAAATCCAAATGTAATTCGTTCACCCTCGTACGGTTCTAAAATTTCTACATGATGAAATCTACTACCAGGGCCTATGTAAAACTGTCCTACTTTGTTTTCAACTCTGTACAACTCTTTGCCGTTAGGCTTATCTGTAAACACAGTATGACTTTTCTTAGGATCTATAGCCATAAATCCGTGTAAAGGCCAATCATGATTATGTGTTTTAAGAACCTGTCCATTTTTATGACTGTTAATCCAAGCCTGCAACCATAGTTGTTTTGGCTTTTCGATACCCGCTAGTTCGTGATATTGTCTAATTCCGTCGATTAAACTTGTATAGATATCATAGAACCATTGATTACAAGAACAAAGACCAAACACATTATAGTTAGCAAACTGCCAGGTAATGTTGTCTGTGCCAACAGCATAATTACGTGCATTAAATTTTCTTTTAAATTTATCAATACCTATGTCTGTCATGCGTTGAATGTCTGCAATATTTTCAACAACATGCGGAACATCAAATGTCATGTATTGATATTCACTGTTGTAATACATTTCTTCTCCTAATTACTTCGTCTATTACTTCTTGTGTGGACGCAAAACTATGTCGTCCGTCAAATCTTCTATCAGAATAAGGACCCTGCTTATCTACATAATGGAAAAACCCCTGATAGTGAAAATCATTTTCTAACGCATGCCGCCAGTGTAGATTTTTAACACCTTTATAAATTAAGATATCTCCAACGTCTAATAAAATTTCATGCCCTCTATTGCCAGACTGAACATAAATGGGCCATATATTTTTATCGTATTTTAAAGTAAGTGTAAAACTATATTCGCACTCAAACCTATCGATATGTGGATTTAACGCTTCATTTTTTGTATAAATCCTTGAGTAAGTGTATGTTGGAAATAACTTCTTTTCCACTAGTTCTTCTATTTTAGGTAACCACAATTTTGATTCGTCATTAAAAATTCCATAAAAAGTAGGACTAGACGGACACTGATTATCCGGCGGCAAGTTATAACCTTTTTTATAAAAGTCGTCTAATTTTTCAACCATACGATTGCAAGTATCTGCATCTGCAAATCCTTTGATAACTTTGTAATCTTCCTTCATATTATTTCCAATAACATTCCATAGGATCCGCAGGTTGCACAAAATCTTCAGGATTTAATTTTAAAATTTGATCCTTATTATCAATAGCATTGATAATTTTGTTGTATACCATAAGATTATTTTCTTTGGTTAAATGACATTTTCTGTTTTCATTGTTACCTGGATGATCTAGACCATAGAATTGTAATTCTAAATCAGCATAGTGGCACAATGACCAAGAATTTAAATTAGGCAAACTTTCTAAAAATGCAGGGACAACTAACACATCCTGATACTGTAATATGTCATTAACCATAAAATTATGAAACGCAGTTTCTCGTTTGCTGGAATAAAAGTACCTAAAATACATTTCTCCAATGTTAATGCCATCCCATACTGGCCATGTACTAGGATTTAAATTCAAATGCTTATTGTTATATTCTACATGAATTCTGCCCGGAACTGTTACCACAAATATTGCCAAATCGTAACTGGCGTGAGTTTCTAAAAATTTATCATAACTCCACCACATGCTAGAACCTGTAAGAGAATAATTTTTGACAGTGTATTTCTGTTCTAACATCTCAGGCCACGACAAATAGTCGTTTTGTACCCACGACGGATCTGAAAAACTATCCCCGTATATGGCTAATTTAGGTTTCTTGTTCATCATATATAAAATTAAGGTTACAGAAAAATGGTTGAAATAGTCTACCCGTCTCAGGCGTTGAACCAAAATACCTATCCGATTTGTGCCAAGCATTTGGTCCATAAATTATAGCACGATTATATACGTTAGGTATAGACATTGTCTGTTTAAAAAATTTATGAAATTCTTTGCTGTCCTGATCTCGATTTAATTTAAACCACAAATGATTATTACGTGCGGCATATTCTTCAAACTCTTGTCTGTGTTCTTCGTTAAATTTGTAAAACAAAGTTCCTGAATTATCAGGAGGATTTGGATGCAAATACACAACACCAACATGAGTACAATGCCACGTGGGCGTGTCGTAGTGTACCCAAGAATCTCCATCGGATTCGTAGCACAGTTGAAAATTTGTTTCAATATATCCGCCGTATTTTATAGGATTATTTTCTAATAAATTTCCAAGAAACGCATTATGAAATTCGTCGGACAATTCTTGATTAAGATTGTGTAAGAAACTTGTTCTTCGTCCAGGCCAGTTGCCTCCTGCATTGGCTTCTTTACAATTTTTAAATTCTTGATTAAGAGCAAACTTTCGTATTTTGTCAGGATCTTTGTAAAAATTATCTATAATTAATATTTTGTCATTCATCCACATGATTATTCTCCAAAGACTAGATCAAAACTTACGGAAATGCGATCTTCTTGTGACTCGTTGGGCATGACAAAATGTTCTAAAAATGACGGAAACAATATTAATTCCGTTTCATAGGGAATAAAATTTTCGCTATCACCCTGATTAAAAATTCTATTTGTAGTGGAATTAATAGCCGCTGGCCTCGGATCTCTGAAGCATATATTACCCGAGTCAACGGGAACTTTCAAATAAAATACGCCGCTTAGGTGATATTCATTACCATGTGCGTGAATTACATTAAAATCTTTGTGCTTGTTAACACAGGCCCACATTTGTTTGATAGAGATATTTTTATTAAACAACCAAAACACAGTACTGGCTATTTCATCAGTTAATTGAGCAAACGCAGGATTGTCAAATAAATTTACTTCGCTTTGCCAGCCACCATAGTTTGATTTTTTAACAGCAGACTCCGTGGATTGTAGTCTATAAATTTCAGAAATCATACTAGGCATATCTAAAATGCGTATTTCAGAAACATACACAGTGGTAGGCCATAAATTCACCGGTTTAATGTTAACGAAACTTTGGCCCATGTACCCATCCTACTAGTGTATAACGTGTTCCTTTGGTAACCGGCGTTACTTCGTGAATAGACCAACTAGGAAATGCTGCCAACATACCCTTTTCTTTTTTCACTGTCATTGGTTCGTCTAATTTAAAGCGATAGATATTTAAATCACCGCCCTCATAATCGCTCGGGTCTGATAATTGTAGAGTAAAACTTAATTTTCTATAATGATTTGAATCATATCCGTCGTCTGTGTGATTTCTATACATACCCTGATAAGACTCGTCGTATTCGGAAAATTGTAAATCTTCTATCTGGGTTAATTCGTAGTCGTAAAATGCCTTGTTTACTTTTGTAATAGCATCTGTTAAGCGTTCAAAAATAAAAACAGTGGAAGCATCTGGTCCTATCCACGAGATTTTACTACGTCTTGCCCATTGTGCATCTTGATCTTTATTTTCGACACCACCGTCTACAGACGGCTTAGATTTACCAATAGCAATAATACGTGCAATTTCTTCGTCAGTAAAAACGTTCTTAATCCAAATATAAGGTTCGTTTGGTGGTTTTTGGTGATGGATGGGCCACATTAAATTAACTCTACAATATCAAAAATAGTTTGTAATTTTGTTCTGATAGTTTTGTTGCTAAAACTGCTACGCAAACCTTGATGTAAAGGTTTAGGAGAACTATCTACAGTTGACCATGCCCATCCATTGTGCTCTTTGCTTAGTACAGGAATAAATTCTTGTTCTATAACACAAAGGTAGGTGTGGAAATTAAAAACGCTGTCATTACTAACAAACGTTTCTATAGGAATTGTTTTGATTATTTTTGGAACAGAACCAATTTCTTCTTCGATTTCTCGTTGAAGCCCTTGCCATGCAGTTTCGCCTTCGACGTTAGTGCCGCCAACTAACCCCCATGTGCCCGCGTGTTTGCCTTCTGCTTTTTGTAGCAGTAGGAATCGTTTAGTGTTTTTGGCATAGAAAAGTGCGCCAGAGCAGACTATCTGTTCTTTCATGCACTTACTTAGTTTAGAATATCAAACGCCAGTGCCCTTTTCGATATTCGCCTTCGAATGATTTTGTCCATTCTCCGTCTAAGAATTTGTATTGTATACCGGTTCTAAGATTGGTAATATATACAGGTGTGCCTACTAGGTCAGGATCCGCAGGGTCTAATACTACTTCCCAGTGTGTACCTGCCCATTCTATAATACTGTTTGCTTCGGCATAGAAGTCTGTGCCGTCTTGATTTTTCCACCCGTCTGGTCCATCATCATTAATAGTGTCGCCTATGCTTTCTAAAATAATGTATCTAATAGGACCATTGGTCATGTCGGGCCAATCTAATGCGCCACCTGGTAATCTTGGACGTGGATTGAATCTTGTTGGGTCAACAATAGCATCTACAGATCCTCTAAGAACAGAATTATTAGCATTGGCTATCAGTGTGTTAGTTGGGAATGTATCTTGGTCCCAATTAACGTGTAATATTGTACTATCGTCTGCGTCTTCGCTGAGAGTGCCCACTATCTGATTACCGTCGTCTTGAATTAAAAACACTTGACTAACACCTGTTCTAAATTTACCAGGGTACTGTTCAAATATAAAATTCCAACTTATATCTGCACCTATTTTAGTAAACACCGAATCGGCAGCATCGTCGATTAATAAAGGTTCTCTGCCCTTTAATAAACTTAATTTATTGTTATAAACTAATATACCGTAGCCCGCAACGTTATTAAATTCTACTGCCGCTGGCTTGCCGCTGACAAAATCTGGTGTTAAATTACCTGTAGCATCAAAGATATTCATTAATACATCTGTTACTACACCTAATTTCTTAACTTTAGTAGGAGCACTGATCCATATAGGAGTTTCAAACGTTAAACTGCCTACATCAATTTCTGTTTCAGCACCTACAGGAATACTTCTAGAACTAAAGGTGATATCTGTTAGTTCTACAACACTTAAACTAGTCCAGTCTAGGAAGTTATCTGTTGTTTGTATTTCTAAACTTGGATTAAACAACATTAGAATCTGCTCCATAATTTGCAGTTTCATATCTGTGTTTGTAGTCCATATATCTGCTTTAAGAGTGAGCTTATATGGTGTTGGCATTAGTCGCTCAACAGTAAAATTATTACCTTGTTTAGCAGTATATTCGCCCGTGACATCGTCATATTCTCGTTCACGAATATGCACTTTGCTAACAAAAGTACTATCACCTAAGCGAGTTTTATCCATAGCCAAGCCAGTAATGTAGACTGCTATACGAGGTGCGCTGGGCAGTTTATTTTCTGAATTGTCTTTGATTACTTGACCTACTTGACGAGTCATATCGCCGTAGATTACAGGCACGGTAATTTGTTTTCCGTCACCTGTTTGATACTTAAATCCGCTTAACATACGGATTACCTGTCCAATATATCGCCTTATTTGGCCGTCATAAAACCATTGCATTAGTTGTCCGCCTGTGGTCTAAGAGCCTTACTAAGGCTCTGTCTTTGTGTTACTACCTTGTCATAGATTGTATATCTAATTACAGAATTATCCTGTACAGGGTGTCCGATAGTGAATGCTAATGCACCGCTGACTTCGGATGTAGTAATCTTTGTTGCTTTACTCTGTTCATCTAACCATACTTCGACTAGATAGTTTTTATTGTATGCAACGTTGGTCTGAATAAACACAGACGTTGTTGTAATTTGTAAATCTTGTGTGATACTGCCGCTTTCCCAAATTGGATCTCCAAGCAAGTCGATATAAACAACATCGGTGGCCAATTGATTAATTCCTGACTTCTGAGTATTATTAACAAATCCAGTACGCTGTGTCTGACGTGTATCGTCACTGTTGCTCATAGTCATACGTACATTATCTTCTTGTTTGACCCATCTTCGACCATCGTATCTAAACATGCGATTAGGTAAAAAGTCTGTTCTTAAAAATACATCGCCAGTGCTGGCAGTACTCGGGAACTGTATACCAAATCCAAACTGTGCATCTACCTGTCCTTCTGGAATAGTGATATCAGTAGTGTCGACTATTGGACCGTTAGGAGCAATACCGTCGCCTAATAGGTATCCAGTGTAACCATCTTTTAAAGGTAAAGGACTAGAACTTACATTTGTATCTACGGAAATATCAGTATCAGATGTTACCAACGTTAAATCAACTGTGCCAGTACTTTGATCAACTTTAACTGTATAAAAATGACTAGTTTCGTAGCCACTTTTCTTAGCATCTGCTTCTGCTTCTGCTACAACTGCATCATTAATTGCCTTTTCTTTTTCATAGGTACTCATTAGATCTCTAAGAGTATCGGTGGTGCTGACTGTATAATAGTCTGCCCAGGCATCTGTAACTGTGGGTTCGATCGTAGTTTCAGTTAATCCAGGAATATTGCCCACAACTTCCTGCGTTACTTCGTAGAGCGTGCCTTTGTATTTTACCACCTGCCCAGGATAGTAGTTCATATTAGGGCTCCACTCCCCAGCATAATTGTCAGACTCTGTTGGACGATCCAGCAGATCTTTGTATTCTTGACTGTCTACTATGCTCTTTAATTTTACACGATACAAGTGCGGATACCAAGTGGCTGAAAAACCTTCTGCGGCACGATTAACTTCTTCTACTACATAAAAGCGTTTCAAAGCAGTGGCATAGTCGTTCATGGCATGCTCGTCTTTTAAGTTGGGTAGTTCTATAACATCTCCCGCCATGATTTTACGACCTAGTAAGTCCACACTATTATTGATGTGAACAGTCATAAAAATTGTATCGTTGCTTAAGAAAAGCCCAAATTGACTGAGGTTAAAATCAATGTCCTGTACCTGATAGTGCCCGCGAAGTGTGTAGATATCGTCGCTGTATTTTCTATCTCTGTTTTCTAGGAACAGTAGATCCTGAATTTGTGTATGATCTTTGACCACAGAACCGTCGTCTGTGCCTATGTATTTGTGTACGTAGACGTCTACACCGCCTACTTGAAACATCTCGTAGACTGTGCGGTCAAAAAACTTGTAATCCTGCGATTTTTCGGGTTTGTAAAGGCTTAATCTTGGCATAGTAATATATTTATCGTAGCGATAAATACTGGAAGCGAGCTTATTGGGACGAAATTATGGCCATACAAACAATTAACATCGGAACAGCGTTAAACGCCAAAGACGGCGATACTTTACGCGATGCCTTTAACAAAACCAATCAAAATTTTGAAGAATTATATGTTCTAGCAGGGCAAGGTTCTGCGGCTGAATTACAAGAATTAGCCCAAGATTATGCGGCAGCAATGTTTACTAATGGTACACACAACGGTATAACAGCCACATACGTAGACGAAGACAATAAGTTAAATTTGACAGTTTTGATTGATGGCGGAAATGCCGCAACAACATATTAATGAGGATTAACAATGGCAACGCAGATTAAATTAAGAAGAGACACAGCGGCTAACTGGGCATTAGAAGATCCAGTACTGGCGCAAGGTGAACCGGGATATGACACCACTAACAATATTTTAAAAATTGGTGATGGTTCAACTATATGGTCATTGTTACCAAGCATTTATGATCCATCCACTAACATTATTCCTAGCGCAGATAACACCTACGACCTAGGTAGTCCAACAAAACAATGGCGTCACGTTTATACCGCAGGCGGCAGTATCTATCTTGATAATATTAAACTTACTAACGTCGGCGGGAAGTTTGTCGCCACAAAAGTTATTAATCCAGGAGAAGAAAACGAAGCAGAAGATCCGGAAGATTCAGATGCCACTAGTGAAATTGGCGGCGGTAGTGGAAGCGGAGACAGATTAACCAGCGGTGATAATGAGTTTGTACTAAATGGACCTAATATAGATATGCCAGACGGCGGCCAAATTTGGTTCAGTTATGGTTACATTGATCAAGACGAGGGCGAGGATAGTAACGCTCTACGTGTCAGCGGCGGCAATGGTGTAACTATTAAAGCAGGTGAAGATACTTCAACTTGGCGTTTTAACAACGACGGTAGCCTAACATTCCCAGACGGTACAATACAAACAACAGCCTACACTGGACAAAGTGGTGGTGGTAGTACTTCAACATTATATGTTGCTGTTAACTCTGATGGCAGATCATTTACTTCCTCCGACGGCTTATCGTGGACAGAATATACAACTAATATGCTTGGAGTAGGCAGAGTTGCTGTTGGCCCTGATATGATTGTATATACTGCTAACGCTGTTGATGTAAGTAATGGTAATAATGGAGCATTATGGTACGCATCAACATCTACTCCGGGAACGGTGACTGAAGTTACTGGTTTTGACAGTTTTAGTTTTAATCAAGTAAAATATTTTGCCAGCATTGAAAAATTTGTAGCAGTAGGTAGCAACACTGATAACCTACCAGTTATACTATATAGTTCTAACGGAACAAGTTGGACACCTGTGTCTCTTGATAGTGGTTTCCTTGCCGCATTTAATAGTGGCAGTGGATATACAGCCAATGCGGCATTCTATGACATTGAAACCAACGGCACTGGATTCCTTCTAATTACCAGCGATAACAACCTAGGTGCGTTCTACACTACAGATATTACAACATCAATGGGGCAGACTAACTGGATTGATTTCAGTGGATTTGGATTAGACCAATCGTTTACAAAAATAGCGTATGCTGCCGCTGGATTCTTTACTGGCTGGCATATAATGCAGACTAATAGTAGTTCTCAAGACGCTTGGTATCAAAATTCCAACGCAAACCCAACATCTGGGGTATTCAGTGAATTTACGCTTGCAGATACAGGCAGTATGTTTGTCAGTACAATAAACTACGAACCGGATGTATCAGAAGTTGTGTTTGGTGATTACAACGGTATCACAACAATTATGATGTCTACTAATGACGGTCAGATACTATACTGGCCTGCTATTCCAAACGGTCCGTTTGTAAGCATTCCTAAGCCATATACAGCAACAGATTTTGATATTACCCAGTCAAGTACGGCAACTATTACATTTGGTACTAAAACTGCCTTAACCAATGAAAAGATTGTGTTGTCTAATTGTACTCCATCGGACTACAACGGAACATACTATGTTGACAATAACAATTTTTTATATACGAATGCTAATATGGGTACAGCGTTTGATTCTTCTGGGCTTGGCTCATTTGTATCAGGTACACTAACATTTAGTCACGGACAATACATTGACGCATTACACTATTCGAACGGTAAATTTTATGCTGGCAACGACGATGAAGAAATGTTTGTATCTACCGACGGTGGTGCCACTTGGACATTAACAGATACATTTACTGGTAGCCCAGGCGAACCAGAGTATATGAACGACATTGATTCATACGTGACAACAACTAGTGGTAGTAGTCTTACTAATGGCTCTTACTCGTTCACTCTAAACAGCGATGGTACTATTGCATTACCTGCTATAGAGATGACTGCTTACGAGCCAGGTTATACTATAGATGGACCAACACTACAAATGGGTAATGACCCGACAGTAGGTGAAACTATTATTACAGGTCCGGCACCTAATAGTAACAATCCAAGTGCTAGACGATTAATTATCCAAGGTCAGCGTGGTTATGGCGGTTGGGGAGATTCTGCTGTCGGTGAAGGTGGTGACATTTATCTATGGGCCGGTACTGGCGGTGAAAACTCCAGTGGCAACGTTGGCTCAGGCGGTGACATTAAAATCCGTGGCGGTGTTGGACAAGCAGGTACAGAAGGCGGCGCCCACACCGAAGGCGGATATGTAAAGATTGAAGGCGGTGATGTCCAGTGGGGGTATGGCGCAGGCGGATTTGTTGATATTAACGCAGGTAGTACTAACCAAGGTAGCGGCGGAACAGGGGATGGTGGTGATGTAAACATTCGTGCTGGTCAAGGTTCTGTTAACAACGGCGAAGTACACATTTATACCAGCAGTAATGGTAGCAACTACAACAACGAGTGGGTGTTTAAGAATGACGGTTCCCTACAATTACCTAACGGTGGATTTATTAATGGTGCTGAACTAATAGGTGACGGCAGTAGTGCAGGCACTGGTTTTAAACGCACAGTCTACACTGATTACTTTAACGGACAAGGCGGTGAAGCAGATGGTAACGGAAATCAAGATTGGTTCTATACCACTGATGTTACTGGAGTAGAAGTGGGCGACACGATTACTTTCCGTCAAGGTGAAGTAAGAACTATCAGTAATGTCACAGTCAACGGCTTATACACCGCTATAGATTGGTCCGGTGATGCTGTAACTGGCAGCGACACACTACCTCGTTATCCTGTAACAATAACATCTAGCGATTATTCAGCACCTGAGAAGAAGAAAGCAAGAATCAAACCTGATCTTACAGCCGCAAATGATTGGGGTCATTATATGGACATCTATGCCGGTGGCGGCAGTCCTGTAATAGACAGCAAACACATCCACATGTCAGGACATACCGGTGAAATAGAACTGTTCTTAGGCACTGACAGCAACTATGTTTCTGCTAAAGAAGCAGGCACAGCACCAGCAGGTGTACGCCTACACAGTGAAAACGATGTCGCAGTTGAAAGCAGTAACCTACGCATCAATCGCAAGGGCAGTACCTGGGCCGCAGTCTACGGTGATGGAAACAACGTCACTTCAGACGGCAATACCAGCGACCTAACATTTGATTGTATTGCTGTTGACGAACACGGTGACTACTATGTAGGTGGTGAACATTGCTGGAGAGCTGATGCTATCATCAGCAAGTATGGCCGTGATGGCAATCTAATCTGGAGCAACTACAGCGAAGGCTCAGTTATAACAGGGTTTGAACCACAGGCCATTGCTTACCACGACGGTGAAGTGGCCTCGGTAGTAAAAACCAACAATGGTAGAACAACTCTATATCTTAAACTAGTGGTTCAAGACAGCACCACTGGCGAAGTTAAATCTACCACAGACATCTACGATCCAGACAATACTATTCGTGCTAATAGCATGATATACCACTCAACACTTGGTTGGGTCGTAGTTGGTAAAACCTGGGGCGAAACATTGGTCTCCAGTGCTATTACAGCCACAGGCAACACTGGTGTAGGCATTATTGAATTACCATCAGCACAGACAAAGTTAGAGAATATTTACCCAGAAACCAACGGTGACTGGTACATGACAGGTACTAGTATTACTGGTGATCAATTCCTAACCACTGGAGTAGGCATGTATCGTGACGTACCTATAACCACTGTTACAGGTAGCGGTGCTGGAGCAGTTGCTAGAGTAACTGTAGGTTATAACGGTGGTGGAACATACGATCTCACTGTTACTACTCAAGGTAGTGGATACGCTATCAACGATGAACTTAAGATACCAGGTAGTCTACTAGGCGGTGTTGATGCTATGTCAACTGTGACTGCAACACCAAACTCAGTTTCACCGGGCGCCGACATTACAGCATACTTCGACAAGGCAACATATCCTGATCTGTACGATCAACTAAACTGGGCATCATATACTGTGTCCTACAACGCAGGCACACACGACGTTATAAGCATTGTCAGCAGTGGTGATAACTGGGCTGTTACCATTGACAGTTCAGACATTAATCTAAGCGTGGCCACTTTCTATACTGCCAATGGTAATGATTTAACATTCCTTGCTCAAGTGTCAGGAGATGCTCTAGTTGGCCCTGGTAGTTCGCCGGCTGGAGTTGCTTCTAGAAAAACCATACGCATTGATATGGGATTTGCTATGGGTTACGGTAGTGTTGACTTTACTGGCGGCACATTTACTATTTCAAGACACTTGGCTACTCGCCCTTGGGTATGGACCAGCGGATGGACACGCTACTTAGATCCAGCAATTAACTATGGAAGCGGTACAGCCTATACTGTAGCAGAAGTTCCTGCTAGTGGTGTATTGGTTGGCGGCTACATAGATGGTACACCTACCAACCATAGTTTTATTTGGAAGTTAAACACCAACGGTTCAACTGGTTGGCTCAAAGGAATTCTAGCAGACGGAAACGGAGTTCGCAGTCTAGCAGTCAGCTCAGTAGACGGCAGTATATATGTTACAACCAACTACAATCAAGGCACACTGACCAAACTAGATTATACTGGCGCACTACAGAGTCGTATAGGGGCAACAGGCTTGTGGGGCTTGGCTCCTAAGGTAAAACTAGAAATAGACCTTGACGGTAATGAGCAGGTCTATGTTGGCGGATCAGGCGGTGCTATTTGGATTGGTCCGTACGGTGTTTTTATGTTAAACAAGTTTACTTCAAGCCTACAGCCAGTTTGGGGCAGAAGTATGCACTACACCGGTGGTGAAAGCATAAACCTTGAATACAATGGTGAACCTTATGATAACTTTATACTAGGTAAAGGGCAGGCAACTCTAGTTGGTTATTCTAACTTGTTTAGCACCAACTATACCAACGCTGTGATGTTCACCATGGATACCACAGATGAATTTACACCTGTTAACAATGTTTGGGAAATCAAGACACACGCTGATCAGGTATGGAACGCAGAAACTGACTGGGCTACAAATGACCTATTAGCTCTTGGCATCGAAGCAAAAACCAGTTCAGCATCAACAGATATTGAGGTTACTGGACTCGCACTATCACAATGGAGATTCCAAGAACGAGTTGTTAACTTAAACGAAATACCAAATGGTATAGTTGGTGTAGAATCTATTACCTTTGCTGATGGTAATGTGCTGGATCATAACCCTAGCGACATTCCTCCAAGTACAGGATTTAATCCAAACAGCAGTTGGAATTATACATTACAGTTAAGTGACCGCGGTAGATTTATTATTAATCAAACTATACCTAATGTCACTTATGTTCAAACCTTGTACATCACAGTCCCTCGCAATGACAATGTTCCATTCCCAGTAGGCACAGTGATTACACTGATCAACACAAACAGTATCACAGGAAACGCATATAAAATTTATGTACAACCAGAGAGTTATGGGGATCCTAATGCTCCTCAGATTTGGAGTACTAATGGAAATCAAAACCCAAGCACTTGGAGTTTCCAAGGCATACAGACTGCTACACTGATGAAGATTAGCAGTAACGGTTGGTTGCTAACTGGCAACGACATCACAAACGAGGACTAAGATGCCAGTAACACAAATAATGTCAGTGGTAGGGCGTGGTGTTATTGCTCCTCCAGGGCCAATAACACCTCAAGGTTCGTTTTTATATAATAGTGCTTCACAGAATTGGGGTTCAACCAATGCTGTTACAACTACCTACGGAGCATATACCTTCCCAGATACTACCACTGGGTCGGTACATACTCTAACTGGAACAGAGTATTTGATATCTAACGCATTTGGTAATTCCGCAACACTTAACATTAATCTGTGGTTCTATCCTGCTCTTAATAATGTAATTGTACTAGACGAGGTAGGACAGGCAGCGGAAAATACCAATTGGCACTATTCTATGTTAGAGATTGATAGTTCTAACAAGTTAAAGGGAAGATTTTGGGGTATGTCGGCATTGCAGGCAATTACATCTACCGGCAGCGTAAACCTAAATGCTTGGAATCACGTCTACCTGTATTTTGACAACTCAACTACAACTATTGGTATGAGCCTAAATAATGAAACAGCAGTGACACAGAATATCGGTAGTGGCGTTAGACACGTTAGCGATACAGGCTTTACATATTTTGGTATTGGTGTAGTTGATACTACATATATGGTAACTTCTGCAAGATATCAAGGAAAATTTAACGATTTATCAATCGATACTAGTATTACTAGTTCAACATACACAGCCACTAAAGCCAAGTATGGATTCTAACGAATACCTTGCTCTTTGAGTTTACGACAAGTATCACACCGTCCACAGGGTGTGATATTTTTTTCACTGTATACAGGCACACGACAACTCCAAAACATGTTACGCAGGCTTTCTGGTAGCATGTCATAGATCTCACGCTTGGTCATATTCATTACAGGAAATATCTTTTCAGCAGGTGTAAATGCTTCAAGTATTTTGTTAGCACGAATACGACGATCCTCTAAGCGTTGATTATGATCATTAGCCTGCATACCCATGGCAACTTTTTTAATGTCAGGATTAACGCTACAGACATAGCCAGCAAAGAAATTCATAGTATCTGTGTCAAATAAAAAGTTCATACCAAACGGTTGTGTGCCTATTTCACTTTCACTGTAGGCAAATTCAAAGCCTAATCGTTTTAATTCTTTAGTGGCTAGATCTACAGCAATCTGTTCAGCCCGCCAACGCTGTTCTACATTCTTGTTGTGTACATGATGTATATGAATGTCATAATCCTTATACGCATCTTCTGTTAGCAGTTTGTAAACCATGCCTAGACTGTCTAAGCCGCCCGAGTACATGGCAAGGATAGTAGGTTTTATTTGTTGTTCCATATGTAAAATGTATAAACTTCGTTAATAGGATGTTCTTTAGGTTGTGGAGTTAGCTCGTTTGCCCTAGGAAAGTACACAGCATATTTGGTAGGCCAGTTGGGATTTAAGAACGCACGAGCTATGAATCTGTTACAATTAGGCAACACAACTTTTAATAGTTTCTCGCAGTAATCTTGACCAAATGCTAATGCGCCGTCTACTATGATTGTGTCCCAATGTTCGTTTAGTGTAAACCAGTCTCGATTCTTAATCTTAGGATCCGCATACTTAGGTTCTAAATCCCATGCTTCTGTACACAAAGGCAATAGCATTTTAGTGCTTCCTAGCAGTAAAACTTTGCCCGTGCAATATTGTTCAAAGACACAATAATCGTCCTCGTTAGGAGCCGCCGGCCACTTTAAATTAGTCCAAAAGTCTAAATCTTTGTGTGTTTCATTGTCTAGCATCACAGGGTATTTAACGCTAAATATTAGAGCATTCACGGAAACCGACTCATGCCAACTACAGAAATCAACGAACTACAACAAGCAAAAACAGCAGTCTATGACTACTGCAAAAACATGCTGGGCGACGGCATGGTTGATGTGGAATTAGATCCTAAGCATTACGAAACAGCATTGGAACGTGCTCTAGGAAAATACAGACAGAGAGGCGATAGTTCAGTAGAAGAAAGTTATATGTTCTTAACTACTGTACAAGATCAAAACACATACACTCTGCCTAAAGAGGTTATAGAAGTACGTCAAATATTCCGCAGAAGCATTGGTTCACGAACCGGTAGCGGATCGGGTGGTACAATATTTGAACCATTTAACCTAGCCTACACAAACACATATCTGCTTTCGAGCTCCAATATGGGCGGTATATTAACCTACGAACTATTTGCTCAGTACCAGGAAATGATCGGTCGTATGTTTGGTAGTTTTATTGAATTTAAATGGCATAGTCAATCACACAAACTTACACTATTACAGCGTCCACGAAACTCGGATGAAGAGCTATTGCTCTACTGCTATAATTACCGCCCTGACATTGGTATCTTAAATGATGTCTATGCACAACAATGGGTCAAGGACTACACCTTGGCAAACTGTAAACTAATGCTAGGACAAGCACGTGAAAAGTTCGCACAGATTGCTGGTCCACAAGGCGGAACTAGCCTAAACGGTGCTACATTAAAAACAGAAGCCACAACTGAAATTGAAAATCTTGAAAAAGATTTAGCCACACAGGTTGCTGGCGGCAGAGGTTATACTTTTATCATAGGTTAATTATGCGAGCTAAAGAATTTATAGATGAATCGACAAAACCTTTGCGTAAAAGTGTTAAATCGTCTTTGCCAGGCGGCAGAATACACCCAACATTAGATAACAGCAGTCCTTATCATTCTTACAGGTATGGTATAGCATTGGCTACATCTCCGGAAGATGATATGTACACAGACGGTCCTTACGGATCTAAGTTGCTGACTGTGGGTTATACCGAAGCCGACCGTGAGATTATCAAAAAAGCAGACAAGATTATGGGTGTCAAATCCAATGCAGTCTCATCCAACGATAGTTCAGAAATCAAAACTATCAATACTACTAGTCCAGTAGCAAAGCCAAAAAAGAACAAATACGGCGTATAAAAACTTGACAACTAGTTTAGCCCAGTGTATTATAGGCTATAAACGGAGGTCATATGATTATAGGTGTGTGCGGGTTTATTGGTTCGGGCAAAGATACTATTGCCGATTATCTGGTTAATTTCCACGAATTTAGAAGAGAAAGTTTTGCTAACACGCTGAAAGATGCTGTGTCAGCAGTATTTGGTTGGGACAGAACCATGCTGGAAGGGCGCACCAAAGCGGCCCGTGAATGGCGTGAGCAGGTAGATCCTTGGTGGGCAGAACGCTTAGATATGCCTAATCTTACTCCAAGATACATATTGCAATATTGGGGTACAGAAGTATGTCGCAAAGGGTTTCACGACGATATTTGGATCGCCAGTTTAGAAAACAAACTACGCAATAGTCCAGACGATGTGGTAATTTCGGACTGTAGATTTCCTAACGAAATTAAATCAATTCGCGATGCTGGCGGCATTATTGTATGGGTAAAACGTGGCGAATTACCTGAATGGTATGATACTGCTGTGCAGGCAAATCAGGGTAATAATGTGGCAATCAACGAGTTAAAAATGAAGAAAATCCATGCTAGTGAAACTAGTTGGGTAGGTACAGACTTTGATGTAGTATTGGATAATAACGGCAGTATAGACGACTTATACGCTGAAGTTAGAAGTCTGGTGTTAGATCTCCTTGCCGCCACTTCACTCCCTCGCGGTGTAAAGACCGTTGACAATTTGCACACACAGTTTTAAGGTTAGCGGGTCTACAGTTAGTTAAATCTCCGTCTACGTGGAAGACATTAAACACTTCTTTAAACTTACTTTTGTACCCGCATTTTTCGCAATAATCTTTTTGTCTATAACCTAGTCTGTACCACACAGGCATACCTTGACTAGTGCCGCTGGCACAACCATCGCACTTAGTTCTATAATAAGCACGTTTACCCTTGTAATAGTTTATAGCACAGGGTTTCTTTTGACAGATCTTGCATAAAGGTCGCATAAACTATTTATACCACCCCTTTTCGGACCCTTTTCATGGTTGTATAACAGAGCATTTTACCGAATCTCCGCTAAATATTGTTAGAGCTTAAAAGAAGAGCTAATTAGGAGATAAGGATATGGCTTTAACTTCCCCAGGCGTACAGGTTTCCGTAATTGACGAAAGTTTTTACACACCTGCTGAACCCGGTACACGCCCACTGTTTATTGTTGCTTCGGCACAGGACAAAACTAACGGTGCTGGTACAGGTACAGCATCAGGTACACTAGCCGCTAACGCCGGCAAGGTTTATTTAATTACAAGTCAACGTGATTTAGTTGACACATTTGGCGACCCAACATTCCGTGTTGACGCTAACAACAATCCAATACATGCGGGTGAGTTGAACGAATACGGCCTACAAGCCGCTTACAGTTATTTAGGTGTAAGTAATAGTGCATTCGTTGTTCGCGCTGACTTAGACTTGGAAAAACTAGTGGCAAGCGCAGACGCTCCAGGCGGTGCACCAGCAGATGGTACATTCTGGTTAGACAGCGATGCAACTACATATGGTATTTTTGAATGGAACGGTGCTGCCGCTACTTCAACAGGCGGACAGAGTTTTACTAACAAAGTTCCAACAATCGTTACAACTGGTACTCCAGCAAACAGCGTTGGTGCAGTTGGTACATACGCAATTTCATACAATGCTGACAACACATCAACTGGCCACTTGGTAAAAGTTTATTACAAGAGCCAATTTGAAGATGATGGTTCAGTTGGTACAGCAACATGGGTACAGATTGGTTCTAGCGCATGGGCAACAGCTCATCCTGTGGTAACTCCAACTGCTACTGTTAGTGCCGCACCATATACTTCAGGCGCTATGACTATTGTAGTAAACGGCGTAACACCTGGATCATCTGTGCCATTCTCGGGCGGAACAGCCACAGAAGTAGCAACAGCATTAGATGGACAAGTTCCAGGAGTAGGTGCTCGTGTTGTGAATGGTCAAGTGCATTTATTTGCAACTACAAACGATGTTAACAGTATCGAAGTTACCAGCGCAAGTACAAACATTTCTCAACTAGGTATTGTTGCTGGAACATATTATGCTCCAGATTTCAAGATTAGTCCGCATACAGACGTTCCATTATGGAAGCGTAATAAGAGCGGAAACATTGCTCGTCCTACAGGTTCTGTATGGATGAAGACAACTGAACCTAACTTAGGTGCTCGTTGGAGAGTTAAGATTTACAACGGTACTACACAGTTATGGGACGAAGCCAGTGCTCCGTTGTATGCTACTAACCAAGCGGCAAACTACGGTATTGACCCAACTAAGGGCGGTATTGGTATTCCTGTTAATTCTGTGTATGTACAATACAATTACGATGAATTTGCACAGCCTTTAGCAGAATTCCGTGTAATGCGTAGAGCACGTAGCGGTTCAACAGTAGTTAATACAGTTCAAATTGGTTTAACAACATTAACTTCTGGACAAGATTATGCTATTAGCCTTGGTGCTGGACAAGCAGGTAGTGCTACACTAGCGCAAGGTGTTGTAACATTTACTGCATCAGGTGTGGCCGCAACAACAGCCGCAAACATCGCAGCCGCAATTAATAGTGCTAACATTGGTGCTATTGAAGCCAGCGTAACCTCAGACAACCGTGTTAAGATTGAAAACACAGTTGGTGGCGATATTCGTTTTGCTGACGTTGGCGACAGCGCAACAGGTGCTTCAGCAGTTGGTAGACTAGGATTTATCAGCGAGAACACTAACGTTTATATTCTAGGCGAATCTGATGCAACATACGAGTATGTTGCTTCTAACTGGATTCCACGTACATTTGCTGGCACAACACAAAGTTATTTCATTGACACAGCCGCTCCAACTACACTAGTTGCAGACGGCGAACTATGGTATAGTTCAGTTGTTGATGAAGTGGATATTATGGTACACGATGGTAGTACTTGGGTAGGTTATGGAAAGGCCGTTGGCGGTTATCCAAACACAGACCCAGCAGGTCCTATTGTAAGTGCTTCTGAACCAACAATGTTCGCAGATGGCACTACAGAAATCAATGCAGAAGCAGATGGACAACTTTGGATCGACACCAGCGACATTGAAAACTATCCAGTAATCAAACGTTGGAACGGTGATACATTGAAGTGGGTAACATTAGACACATCAGATCAAACAACAGAAAACGGCGTATTATTTGCCGATGCACGTTGGGCAACTAGCGGTGGCGAAATGAACCCTAGCACAATCGCAGACTTATGGAATAGCGATTTCCTAGACTTCGATGCTCCAGATCCTGCACTATATCCACGTGGTATGATTCTATTCAACCTACGTCGCAGTGGCTTCAACGTTAAGCGTTTCAAGCGCAATTATGTTGACCTACAAGCAGACAACGGACGTATGGGCGATGTATCAATGGAAGCCTACTATCCACATCGTTGGGTTACTGAATCTGGTAACCAAGCAGATGGTAGCGGTTCATTTGGACGTCATGCACAGCGTAAGGTTATTATCCAAGCATTACAAGCATTGGTAAACAGCAACGAAGATATCCGCGATACAGAAGTTCGTTCATTCAACTTAATGGCTTGCCCAGGATATCCAGAGCTAATTGGCGAAATGGTTTCATTGAACTATGACAGAGGTTTAACAACTTTTGTTGTAGGCGATACTCCTCCACGCTTAACTCCAGATGCTACAACAATTAACGACTGGGGTAACAACGTTGCTCTAAGTCTACAAGACGATGATAACGGACTTGTAAGTTACGATGAATACTTAGGTGTGTTCTATCCATGGGGCTTTACAAGTGACAATGCAGGACGCGATATTGCTGTTCCTCCAAGTCACATGATTTGCCGTATGATTGCACTAAGTGACCAAGTAAGTTATCCATGGTTTGCACCAGCAGGAACACGTCGTGGCGGCATTACTAACGCAACAGCAGTTGGTTATGTAACAGCAGAAGGCGAGTTCCAATCAGTTGCTCTAAATGAAGGACAACGTGATACATTGTATAACGTAAAAGTTAACCCAATCACATTCTTCACTGGAGCAGGTTTAGTAAACTTTGGACAGAAGACTCGTGCAAGAAACGCTTCTGCCCTAGATAGAATCAACGTAGCACGTTTGGTAATTTACCTACGTAGCCAGTTGAACAAACTTGCTAAACCATACATCTTCGAACCTAATGACAAGATCACTAGGGACGAAATCAAGCAACAGGTTGAAAGTCTGTTGTTAGAGTTAGTCGGACAACGTGCTCTATACGACTTCTTAGTTGTTTGTGACGAAAGTAACAATACACCTAACAGAATCGATAGAAACGAATTGTATGTAGACATTGCTATTGAACCAGTTAAGGCTGTGGAATTCATTTACATTCCAGTACGCTTGAAGAATACTGGCGAGATTGCAGGGCTATAAGGCTAAGATAAATAATTACAGGAGATTATAGAGAATGTCTATTTCAACACTAAGCAGATTATCGGTGCCCTTAGCCAGTGACCAGTCAGCAAGCTCTCAAGGCTTGTTGATGCCTAAACTGTCTTACAGATTCAGAATTTCATTTGAGAATTTTGGGGTATCAACACCAACAACAAACTTAACCAAGCAAGTTGTTGAAGCAAAACGTCCAGAAGTAACATTTGATTCTGTAGAATTACCAGTGTACAACAGCCGTGTTTACATGGCTGGTAAACACAAGTGGAACCCAATCACATGCAAATTGCGTGACGATGCCACAGGTGAAGTGCAAAAGTTAGTCGGTGAGCAACTACAGAAACAATTTGACTTTTTTGAACAAAGTTCGGCAGCATCTGGTATTGACTATAAGTTTACTACTAGATTAGAAATGTTGGACGGTGGTAACGGTGCTAACGTTCCTACAGTTTTAGAAACTTGGGAAATTTATGGATGCTTCTTAACAACAGCATCTTATGGTACTGTAAACTACGGTAGTAACGACGCAGTAACTATTGATTTAACTATTCAGTACGATAACGCAATCCAGAGCCCACAAGGCACTGGCGTTGGTACAGCAGTAGGAAGAGCTCTAGGAACTCTCGCTACAGGTGGATAATTAGTTCCGGGAGCAATATAAAAGGACACTTCGGTGTCCTTTTTCTTTATCTGCACACTTTTTCTTAGCCGATAAATAATTATATGGCAAACATACTCAACGGATTTTTAAACAACGTAGGACAAGGACTAGGTAACCCTAAAGGTACGCTAGGCGATTTCCAACACGCGGCAAGACTTTATAATAGTCAGGCTATGCGACTTGCTCCCAAAGGCAAGTGGATGTATCACGTGGTATTCAACATTAATCCACGTGCTTTAGGATCAGCAAAATTTGATATTCAGAAACACGGTACTGCTATCAATATGTTGGTTAAGTCTATTGATCTTCCTAAGTTTAGAGCTCAGGTTGAAAAGCCAATACAATATAACAGAAAAAGACAAATCCATACTAAGTTAGAATATGATCCAATTAGCGTTGGATTTCATGATGACAACTTTGGCCTAACAACAAACCTATGGGCTATGTATTATGGTTATTATTTTGCAGACAGTAAACATGGCGGTAGTGCAGGATCATCTGCCGCAGGATCATTATTGTCTGGTGTAGGAAATTTAATAGCAGGCTTTATACCTGGAAGCAATGGACTACTAGGCGCAGTTAAAGGATTCCTAGGTAGCTCAGATGCAGGTGTGCCTGCCGCTTATCAGCGTAATAGTTACAAAGGCTCCGCACTAAACACATATCGTTATGGCCTAGATAATGGTAGCGGTGCTCCTTTCTTTAGTAGCATTCAAATATTCCAATTAGCAAGACATCAGTATCAGAGTTATACATTAATTAATCCAGTAATTACAAGTTGGAGTCATGACAGTCTTGCTACCAGCAGTACAGAAGCATCTGGTAACACCATGCAGGTTGCCTATGAAGCAGTTATATATGGTGCCGGCGCAGTTAGTCGTGGCAATCCAAAAGGATTTGCTACAGAGTTTTATGATAATCAGCCTAGCCCATTAGGATTATTAGGCGGCGGTGTAACTAGTTTGTTTGGTCAAGGCGGCGTACTTGGTGGCATCGGTGATATCCTTAGTGATCTCGGACCGGGCGGTAATGGATTTACACTGGGTACACTAATTAAAGGCATTAACGTTTATAACAATGCTAAGAAACTGACTAAAGAAGGACTACGCCAAGAAGGATTTAATATTTTTAAATCTGCATTGGGAGCCAGTACCGGCATTGATGTAAGTGGAGTAGCCAACGTATTATTTCCTAAACAAACAGGTAATGGGCAAACAATAGGAACACCAGCCACTGCTCCTAAAGAAACAGCAAAAACAAACACACCGGATCAGCGAGCCGCGGCCCTGGCTAATAATCCTGGAGCAAAAACTGCTCTAGTAGATTTAGCAATTAAATCTGGAGTTGTTCCAGCAGGTGCTAATGCCGCAGCCGCTGTAGATTCATTAGTTAACTCTGGAAGAAATGTTAAACTAAATGGTCTAGCAGATAAAGTAATATCAACAGCAGGATAACT